CAACAGAATGCGGCAGCTTAATAAAAAAGGCCGAAGGGAATCCGTAGAGACTATACGCCAAGACCCCAGAACGGGGTGTGATATAGTCCGTTCTCCTGAGCAACCAGGAGCGCAAGACGCTAACGTTCTTGCAGAATAACAAAAACGCACAAACAACAACTGGCTATACACCTACTACACATCCGGTCTGGATTCTCTGGCTCACGCCTAATCCAGTGAGTGAGGGGGAGGACACCCTCCCCCTTACAGAAAGAAGTTATTGTGGCTAAATTCGAGGGTGATCGAGAGTCTCACCGCGTTTATGAACTCTCCCTACCTCAAGGTCATGGCATGATCGACCAGAAGCACGGTAAGGGTAACCTATCTCCTATTAGGGGTCAGGTTCCGGTTATCGATCACGGATCGGTTCCGGGCGCTACTGGTGCTGGCGGTCCCGGCGTTGCTGGCTCCGAGTATGGTGCTGGCGCATCTGGTAATGCCTAATCAATTCGGATATACCCCGCAAGCCTCCTGATAGTGCTCAAATCGCGGGGTAATTCCCAACCTCAAGGACACAAATGCCTAAGATTGACATGGGGACCACAAGTCCCAAACCCGAAGAGCGCGGGAAGCGCTGGGTTGAAGTTCCGGCTGAAGATATTTTTGAACTCCCCTTCCCATCCATTCGAGTTAACCTGTTGGAGTTCGGTCCTGGAAAGCACTATGTTGACGCCGATCTAGCAGACTGGATCGAGGATCGCGTTGCGGTCCGTCAGCGTGCAGACATTGCTATCCTCCGCAAGAACCCTGACCGCGAAATGCTCAAGGTCATGACCCGGAACGGTTCCGGCGCTCGCCAAGGCGGGGGTTACGTTGAGAACCCTGACGCCGTTATGAAGGACTAATTGAATGGCAGACACGACAACCGCCACATCCAACAAGATTCATTGGATTCTGTATCCGGTTCTCGCTGCGGTTGTTCTGCTCCTGGTGTGGCTGTGGCATGACACGCAAGTTCGTGACGCAGCCCTCATTCAGACAGTAGCATCCGCGAAGGTTACCCAAGCGGCGGTAGATAAACAGGCCAACGCCACTATCACGCAAACTAATCAAGACCTTCAGAAACAGAACGCAGGCCTGCAAGCCTCTTTGCAAAAGGCAAAGACTACTGCCCAGCAAGTCGCACTGATTAACCAACGGGTGGGGACGCACCTACAAGTGCAGCCGGGGGCTCCAAACACAGACCACCAGGCTGACAACCCCTCCCAGTTAACGCAACCTGTAGTGACAGTAAGTCCCGAGGATGTGCAATCAATCGCCAAACAGACTATCGACTTTACGGAAGCCCAGAATCAAGTGGCTGCCGACAAGGTGGTTATCGCGGCGAAGGACCAGCAGATTGAAGCGCGGGATACCACTATCAAGGATCAAGGTCAAGAGATCACAGCCCTGAAGGGCGGGTCACACTGGAAGAGATTCTGGACCGCGACGAAACATGTCGCTATTGGAGTGGCTATCGGTGTCGCAGTTGATGAAGCGGTGAAAAAGAAATGAACCTAAAAGACGCTCTCTTAAAGTGTCTTTCGAGCAGCGACGAGGTATCTTTCGGGCGCACAATGTCTGCTATTGCATTCTTGTCGTGTATCCTGTGGGATACCTCTTTTGTTTTGTATGCTATGTTTAAGCTCGATCTGACACACATGGGCATTCACGACATCCTACCTACGTCCGAGCAACTACAGGGCCAGGTTTGGTTCTGTGGTGCGTGTTACGGTATCAACAAGATTACCGAGATTTTCTCGGCGTTCTCAAATCGGCAGAGGTAAGATGTTCAAGCGATTTCTACAACTCGTCTTTCTATTTTCTATTTCCGCAAGTGCCCAGACTTATGTCTATCCCGCACTCTCTACGAATAATGTCTTTACGGGTAGTAATACGTTTCAAGCTCCTGTATATTTTCCAAACGTAACACCCAATCTTTGCCTTACAGTTGATCCTACAACTTTCCAGTTAAAGACAGTAACTTGTGGATTTCCCGGCTGGACCGTAACGGGGTCCGGGGCTTCACAGGTCGTTACTGCGCCGGGCACCGTCGTGGCTGGCAGTGAGACGCTTGGATCGCCATTGCTTCTGGCGTCGGGCGGCACGGGCGCAACCACGGCAGCGGGGGCGCTGACGAACCTGGGTGGCCTTCCCCTCACTGGCGGCACGCTGACCGGCCCACTAAACGGCACCAGCGCATCGTTCCCTGGCACCGTCGCGGCAGCCGCTGTAGTAGCAGGCATTAACGGCGGAATCTCTACGCAACAGCAAGGTTCGACTCTCAAGCAGGATGCGCGGCGCTGTAATGACATTTCGGCGACGAACGGCAGCGCGGTGGTCACGTCGGCAACCTGTGCTCAGTTTACGGCGGCGGATGTGGGCAGGTACATGCGCCTTGCGTATACGGCTGGCGGCGTCGCTTTCATTGGCCCAATTCTCTCAGTGCAATCTGCGACTCAAGCCACACTCGCCGCTAACTACACAGGCACAAATATCAGCGGAAATGGGCAAGCTATTATTTTAAGCGATGACGGAGCGGCGATGAATTCTTTGATCTCTTCGCAGATCACTGCGCTCTCATCCAAAGGCCCACTCTCCTTGGATAACCGGCCAATTGGTACGACCATTCCCATCGTAATTTCAGGCGGGCGCGGCACGCAGGTCGAGGGCTCTGGATTGGCATCTGGCATTGTGACAGGATTGGGCGCCGGCGCAGCGAACGGCACAACTATCATATGGATGGGACAATCAAGTCCAATCACGCTCGCCGAATCCGGCCATACGGCAACCGCGACGTGGACCTCTGGGTCAAATCCATGGTACGGAACTTCCTGCACCGGCTCTTTCAGTTTGTGCTTCTTCGATGTGGAAGGCACGACGCAGAGCGGGTACGAGGGAACGCACTTAATTCTTAATCCCAACACAATGACCACAACAAGCATCCAGTTTTATGTCTCTGCTACAGGACTGAGCGCTGATGCGGGTTATACGCCTACACAGGACGTGATGAGGGTCGAGAGTTGTGAGGGCTGCTCTGTCAGCAATCTAAACATTCTTGGCAGCGATCAACCGAGCACAAAGCCTCGCGCCTGTATCGACATGCTCGACGTTAGCACCAACGGTCCCTATCCGAACTCTTTAAATAACGTCGAAAATGTGGCTTGCGGCGATCTTGGTGGCATCTTCGAGTTCAACCTGCCTCACGCGATTGCATCTACGGCGCAGTTCGGCATTCTGGCAGACCCGGCTGCACTCCAGGATGACAGGAACAATGTATCCAACTTCAACGCTGGCGCAGTCGATGCCTGTTTCGCGTGGGAAGGTAACGCTCAGGCTCAGGACTGGACGATCAACAAAGAAAACACATGTGCATTCAGCGGCGCGGCGATGATTTCGGTTGGCGGCGGCAGCGGAAATCAGGTGGCGGGAACTCTGGAGACGCTGCAAAACGGAGTTAATTTTGTAATTGGAAATGGTGCTCACCTTGATGTAGCTCGTTACAACGACGAAACAGACGGCCCCGCGCGTGTAAACGCGCCACAGGTGGGCGGGCCTGGAGATGTGGCAGGAACCTCGATGCTTGCAGAAGCTATTAGTGGAGGGGGCGGCATTCCAGACGGAACGTTGACCATAGATCATGGATTTTACGATGCAAGTTCCGCTCTCAACTCTAATGGGGACATGATGTGGCAGGACGGCGGGGGCGTTACTTTTAACTTTGGCGATGATTTTGTGTGGACTTTTTCGAACGCATCGCCACCGACAGTGGTTCCCATCATCGACCTGAGCGTGACCGGCGGCTCACATAAGCTGGCCTTCAATTGCGGACTTTGTTTCGGACTTGCGGCGGCAAACTTCAACGTCGCATCGAGTGGCACGGCACTTCAAACTACAACGCTTACAGGGAAGATTACAAACCCAAACGGCAACGGACTGCCTCTGCTGTGGCAGAACGTGCTGCAAGGCGGCGATTCTGCTGGAGTAGATATGGGCAGATTCGACAGCCCTGGTGGGGTGCGTGCAATTGGCGGCCCCGTCCACTCCGGGCAGGTCACATCTCCGGCTAATGTATTCAATCTGACTTGCACGACCAGCGGCTCGCACACTTACTACTACAAGCTCACGAGTCTTTCCGGTGCTGGCGAGTCAGTGCCAATCAGCGAGTACAGCGTAGCGTCTTGCGCCTCGGCTGGCTCAGGTAATGCGATCAATGGCAGCTTCTACGGCGTAACCGGGGCGCATCCGGGCTACAAGGTTTATCGCAGCACAGCGACGGGCGGTAGCGGCAGCGAGCATTACGCTTTCACAATCCCGGCCAACAACAACAACGTTAACATAACCATACCGGGCGGGGGCAACCCAAACTCATTCACGGACACGCTTGCCGATACGTCCCTTGGCACGGCGACGCCGCCTACAGCAAACGGCACTGGAGCTTTAGAGTCCTATATCCTTCGTCCGTTGCTTTCAACGGTTACTCAGAGCGCGGCTTGCCAGATCGCAGGGGACATATTCTTTGGGTTGGATGGTACGAATGGAGTATGCGGCAGTGGGTTGACGATTGGGCCGCTGAATGCAGGAACTGCCTCAAATGTCAGCGGCACTCCGTCTCTCCCAAATGGGACAACCGCGACCACACAGTCAAATGGGGATAGCACGACAAAGTTGGCGACCGATGCCTTTGTCGCTTCTGCCGTTGCTGGTTTGGTATCAAGCAGTGGTTGTGGCACAACTAATTCCAAATGCCTCTACGATGTCGGGATTCAAAGCCCAACGTCCATGACGGGAAGTTGGGCAACGCTTACAGGCGGCAGCTATACACTCCCAGCAAACACCCTTGCCGCTTCTGGATGTGTTGATTTTAGGTTTGCACTAAGTCACAGCAGCGGAGTGTCGAGCAGCACTATCAACCTCACAGCCGGATCAACGTCTATATCTTTTACGGGAGGCACAGGGTCTGGGATCCAGTCATTCACCGCTCATTACTGCAATACAGGGTCAACAAGCGCGGGTGGACAATACGAGCAAACCGATTTCACTAGCGGCGGTCCATCGGGATCAGTAGGCACTCAGATAGCCACTGTAAGCCAAGCATCCACATCGTCTATTACATTCAACCTTCGTGTAAATGCTACTTCTGGAGATGCATGGACGCTCGACAACGAAGTTGTCAGTTTGCAGCAGTAGCATCGTCGCTGCATACAGCAAAGGGGTACTAAAACGATGATGAGAGCAACCTCAATCCGGCAGATACTTGGGAAGGTGGACGAAGAACTCTTGCTTGAGCCGTTCGGGGTCGCCGTGCAGGTATCTCATGGTCGTTCCAAGGTGCACATGCCCCATCTGCTGCTTGATTGCCAGGATGCCAGTTCCGCTGTGCATGAGATTGGTGGCGAGGCTGTGACGGATCAGGTGAGGGTAGACACGCTTGCGGATGCCAGCACGCTCAACACTGGCACCGCGACGACCTACATTGTGGTCACCTTGCAAAACTCTGTGAGCGCGGATAGCTGCTATGTGAGCAGCGGTAGTGTTGCTGTGGCCGAAGGGGTAGTAACGCCGCATACACGACGGTACCTGAGCAGGACCGGCATCTACGATAGAGGTATAGGCCAAAGGAGGGCCTGAGCAACATGGCAAACAATCTCCCGGCATCCATATTGCCCTACTTGATATTGGGCAGCACAACTCCGAACGTAGTCAACGGTACGAACGGAAACTTTTCAGGTACCGTCGCGGTTACGGCTGGAGCAGGAACAATGCACGTTCACGTTGAATGCGTTTGGGATAACAGTACCTATCATTGGTAAACGATGTAGGCAATACGCACTGAGTAACCGCCCGTCGTGGGCAGAGACAAGGACTGAATTGTATGTCTGAAATTCAAGCACAGGATGTTGTTAATGCGGTGATTCAGGATTCGCAGAATCAAACCACAAACCGTACAGCTCTGTACGATTATGTGGACCGAATCCACCAGCGGATTCTTCGGGAATCGCAGTGGCGCTTCTTGTTGTCCGATCCGCAGACATTCGTCACAATGCCGGGGGTTAGCTCCTATACGCTAGTCTCCGGTACTCCCCCCATCGGGTCATTCCAAACCCCCCTTGGCCTAACAGATTTCAATAACATCGCACCGGGTAGTGTTTTCGATTTGTCTACATGGACCAAGATTGAGGAAGACTCAGATAGCAATACGAGCCTAAACTACATAGTTAATCGGGATGGCTCACTTCGATCCGGGCAACCAAGAACGTACAGCAACTCGCTACTTAGTCCCGGAACCATCGCATTAAAACCGGTACCCGACAGCCAGAATTTGTATTATCCCGTGCCAGAAACTCCCGTGGTAACTTACGCCCCCCTAAGTGGGTGCCTGTTACCTACCCGAGTGTATTACGGAGTTGTAACTTTTGTAGATAGTTTGGGGGGTGAAAGTACCCAGAGCAACATTCCCTTCGTAATCACTGTTCCAGCGGGCTGCGTTCTCACCGTGGAATCTCCTAACTCTACGCTCGGGGGCATCTCGGGAGACCAAGCAGTCTACGGATTCTGGAATCTCTATGTTGGATACAGCCGGGGGGTCTGGTACCGCCAGAACTCTGCTCCGATTCCCGTCGGAACTTCTTGGGTAGAGACTACCTACGGGATTAATTCGGGAGCGCTACAAGTTCCAAGCGCTGTTTATCTGCCCCCAGCTGGAAATGCAGTATTAGCCATTACCAACTCTGGCTTCTTAACTACTACAACCTATAGTGCTTCTCAAGCTCTCCCTACTTTCTGGGGACTACAGGATAATCTAGGGGGCGTCTGGCAGGTTACCACAAACGGAGCAGGTCAACTAGAGGCGATAAGCCTTCTGGGTTATACCGGAGCCATTAATATTTTACCCTACGTGCTTCTAACCGACCTCTCCGGAATTTCTACTTGGAAAATCACAGTAACCCCCGCTGGATTTTTACAAGCGGTCTTGTATTCAACTCCACCTGCTACAGCCGCTATTAACAGTCAACCCCCTCAAACCTCAACGATTCAACCGCTGAATGCTTACGTCATCCAGTTCCGCTACTACAGGATGCGCAACCCAATCGTCAACCCAACCGACGTACTTCAAATCCCCTACATGTACAAGGACATCGTAATCGCTGGCGTGAACTACCTAGCCAACCTTTACATGAACCGCAATGACGGGGTTCAGCCATCGGCCAAGTCGAACATCTGGAAGCGCGACTTCGAGCAAGGACTGGCTCAGATTCGTAGGGACCTACGCATCAACTACCGCAAGACAGACTTCATCAGTCCCGACCCTGCTTCGCAGTACGTCGTGGGCAATCAACAAGGCATTCCAACTATGGGGTGGTGACAAGTTACTGATTCTATGAACTTTGTAGCTATACCCATTTTGAGGGATTAACCCCGCCAGGCTACTAACCCCTCCCACGGATTATCGAATGGTCGTTCAAGACATCATCAACGCATCTTCTACGGACTTCCGCAGTGTCCTAGCGAGTTCGTCTCCGGACTCTGCCCTGTTCGTTTCGTGGGTAGACCGAATCCAGAAGGATGCTCTACATACCGGTATCTACAACCCGCTGCTATTCGTGACCTCCACGATCAACGTTACCAGTGGTACATCACTGTACAGTATCTCGGTGACGGGCGGCGCAATTCGGCGCATCCAATTGGTCTATGATCGCACCTTCGACCGCATCCTAATGCCAATCGAGTCGATCATCTACCCGACTTCTCAGGGTGATGGAGAATCTCCGAGACAGCCTCTTCAAACGCCAAAGCCAATGCTAACCGCAACTACGATGGAGCAGTGGCCGGAGTATTACAAGCGTGAGGGGACTTCCAATATCATCCTCTTCCCGGCTCCCCAGAAGGCGAACTTCAACGGGACTTACGAGATTCATTACGAGATGCAGGTGCCCGATCTCACGGCTACCACATCTACACTCATGCTGCCTGACGATGCGATGGATATGATGGTCGCTGGCGTCAATATGTACGTGGCCCAGTTCCTGCACTTGGACACTGAAGCCCAGTTCTGGCAGCAGCACTACGAGATGCTCAAGAGAGGGGCAGCTAATCAGTAATGCCATATACTACTCAAACATCGGACTTCTGGGGCTGGTATTTACGGCATAACAATAGAGTCATCTGGAAGCACCTGTTTGATGCAGGATTGGACCTCTTCGCTTCCGGTCCCAACAACAATTCGCAAGCCTTCCTTCAGCTAGACAATGTTCTTCCTGCAATGGATGGGGGCTTCAATGCGCGTTGGGGCTGGAACAGCGTGTTTCAGGGTGGTTCTCCTTACGGTATAAATCAGATTATCCCGACTCGTGTGTTCACGTATCAGCAACCCCAATTGGCTAATGATCCCACGAACACAGCAACCACTAACCTCTGGCTAACGACCGACGATGCAACCATCCAGGGGTGGACAGATAACGGAACAGTTCCTACGAATTACCTCCCGAGCAGCTTCTCCAGCACGCCCGGTGCCTCTGTTCAGGCAGTCACAAGTCGGGGCTGGTTCTACTACAGCAACAACAAGACCAAAGAGCGCAAGATCAACCCAAGTTATATCACAAAGAACACTGACAGTTTGATAGGGATTGATCTGCCTCGTAGTCTCGGTGGAACCTATGCTTTAAATTACGAGACGACTGATACTTTTTTAGATTATCCATCAGTTTGGTTAAATACATCCAATTATATTGGGCGAACCACCTACTCGGAGTCCTCGGGTTACGGATATACTACCCCCCCTTCGTGTACTATTCTTGATCCATCAGGAACAGGTTCTGGCGCTAATATAACTCTGGGTTTGGGAGCTAACGGAGAAGTTGCCTCCTATGCTATTATATCTGGGGGTGCCAACTATACATCGGCTACGGCTACTATAACAGCGCCCCCCACCGGGGGTGTGCAAGCGAGCTTGGTTTTGTATGTCCAGACGAACTCCGCAGCCCCTCGGTATGGACAAGTAGTCGGTGCTGATTTTGCTGGACCTATGTCCTTCGTAGTAGGTCGTCAGTATGCAGTCGCCCTACAGAATAGCTTGACTGGGCATACTTCTGATGTATATACAACAAACCTTCCTATTTCACCAAAATCTAGTATCTTTCTCGATGGATTAACTAGCAGTTATACAACAGAGCAGTTGATATCGGGAACGGACGTTCCTGTGTATTTAGCTTCTCCGAATATAACGGCAGGATACACCCAGATCGAAACCATTATATCGATACCAGCTTCCGGGATTGATCCTCAAGTAGATACTGTTGTTCTCCTAGCGACTTCAGATGGTGGCGGAGTTGGAACTTTATATCAAGTAGCAACATTTCCATTAACGGCTTTTACGCTAGCGAGTGGCTATTACCAGATGTACTATTTGGATACGCTACCTGACAGCTACAACGACACCAACACAACCGGAAATACTCTGCTTGAAGCTGATCTCTGGGCCTATACAGACACAGACGGAACATCTTATGGTATCATCGAGAACACTCCGCCGACTACGGGTGGATTCTTGTACCCCACGTTGCATCAAGGGCGCATGTTCGCAACTGACGGCAGGACGGTCTTTTACTCTAAGAGCCTCGACGAGGTTACGACCTCCACCGGCTTGATTACCTCGAAGTGGGAAGAGTGCTGGCCCGGCGACTACCAGTTGGCTATCGCGTTGAACAACGAGACCATCCTGGGTCTCAAGTCCGACGGGACCAACCTGCACATCGGGACTGACAAGAGCATCTACACTCTCTACGGGGACGGACCAACGAACTTCTCCGTACCGGCAGTGGCCTTCGCTCAGACCGGTATCCTCTCAAACGATTGCTGGAGCGCAGTCTACGCCGAGGGCCAACCTTCCGGGTTCGTGTGGATAACACAAGACCTGAAGGTGATGTTCTCCGACTTCTCTACTTACAGGGACATCGGGACTCAAATCTACCCGGCCTTGAAGAACGTCGATCTCAACAAGCTCGCCAGCATGAAGTTCACATCGCTGACGAAGGGGCCATACAATCTGGCCTTCCTGCAACTCTGGTCAAAGACTGATGGCTACGTCGCAACTGACACATATCCCATCAATTCCTACCCCGAGTTCTACGTCTGGGAGTCCCGGTTAAACAAGTGGTTCCGTTGGAAGATCGCTAGTGGCCGGGGCTGGGAGACCGGTGGTCCGACTGGTACGGCTCAACCCCTACAAGGAATTGGCGCTGCCTTCGTCTATCAATACCCTGGCGCGACATCCGCAGTCGATCAATTTGGCACAGCAATCGCCCCCGGAGCAGCCTATCTCTTCATGCTGACTTGCAACAAGGGACTTGGCACACCGTACTATACGTGGATCGACTTCCTCGATCCTAGTATACCGAACGATGGACCTCAGGGTGGATGGATTCCCTGGAGCGTTCAAACTTCATGGCAGGACATGGGTGACCCGCAAGCAATCAAGATCGTTAACGAAGTAGAGTTCACGAGCGCGATCAACTACCCCGGTGCCACCAACGTCACAGTCTCGCTGTACGGCGCGTCGAGTGAGATTGACTTTGCCCAGTTCGCAGCCGGAACACTGGCTCCGCTCAAGACGGGACTTGGCGTCATCGGCCCAATTGCTTCACTTCGCTCGAACAAGTTGTATTGTGCGGGCGTCCCAACGGCAGCGAAGTATTACTCCGTTGCTTTCTCGGGTAACACTCAATACGGGAACAATCACGTACTGTCGAGCTTCTCGGTTGAGACATATCCAATGGCGAGAATCTAATGCTTAAACTACGCTTGCCGGGTGGACACCCGGATTCTCCAGTCATTCACAGGTGGGCCGCTGATAAAGAGGCCCTCCTCGACAATCACGGTAAGGACATCACCCGCATTCAGGGTATCCTGAAAACCATCCTGACGAACAACCCAGAGCTAGGAAAGCCAAAGAACTAATGGACAACTGGATCAAGATGGCCTCCGCAATCTACTACACTGGTGTGGGGGCGGTGCTGCTAGGCACGACCATCCGATTCCTATATCGCCTAGTTAAGGGGTACGATCAGGATCGGGAATTCCTGGATGAACTCAAAGAGGTTCATCTCACAAACATTTACACGGCTCTGCAACAGATTGCTGAGAAGCTGAACATCAGCCTGGACCTGAAAACACCAGGCTTATAACCCCTCCCAGAGGACTGCTTGTATATGGATACGATTCGTTTGGCTACGCAACAAGAAGTAGAAGAAAAACAGCATCTAATGGATGTGACCCCCGCTAGTACCGTGATTACTATGGGCGGAAAGGATTTTGCCGTCCTTCGTAACTGCTTCGAGTTGGACCCCGTAATTTTCGATGAGAACACTGGAGATAAGAGGAAGCTGTTCTTTCTAACCAATCTGGAAACTGCAATGCGGTTGCAGGGAGTCAGAGAAATCTACTTCAATATCAAAGCCGATGACGAGGCGTGGATGAACATCGCTAAGCATTGGGGAGCCGAACCGACCAGTCCGCAACCGGAGATTCGCTTTAAGAAGGTTCTATAATGGGTACTAAGACAAATACGCAATCGACGAACCAGTACAATACTGCGGGGCTCAATGCGTATAACGCATTTCAACCGCAGATTATGTCGCAGTTAATGCAGATGGCGCAAAATCCGCTGGGCAATAGTTATTTCCAACACCAGCTTGCGCAGCAGCAATCGGCTGCCCAGCAGATCAGTCAGCGAAGTCAGTCTAATTCTTTACAGAATCTACGGACTGGAGGCGGCGTCCTGAGCAACTCGGGGGGCGTCGCCGCATCGCTTATCAATCGGAATCAGATGCAAGGTTCCGCTCTGCAATCCAACGCATTCAATTCGGCCATGAACTCGGCCCTGCAAAATCGTAACATGGCTCTGATGTCAATGGAGTCTTACCAGCCGCTACAGACTGGCTCGACATCAACTCAATCGACTAGTGGTCTAGGTACATGGCTACCGCAGGTTGCGGGTATGGCCATGAACATGGCCGCTCCCGGTCTCGGCTCTATGATGGGCGGAGGCAGTTTCAGTGGCGGGTATCAAAGTCAAGGCGGCGGTGGAGGCTATTCGGCTCCACGTCCAGCGGCACAATCGAACCCGTGGTATAACAACAACCCCGGTGGGTTCCCATACTAAGGAGTGTCAATGGCAGGCGAATTCGTAAGTAATCCATTGGTGGCTTCCATCGGCGCTCATCTAGGACTCGGTGGACTGCTGGGCAGCGGCACAGAAGCGGCTACCCAGACAGCCGTCCCTACTCAGATTACTCCGCCCAAGAGCGGCGCAACGATGGCCACTATGCGGGATGAGCGGCTGCAAGAGAACCTGTCACGTCCCAAGACCGTTGCACGAGCGGCGAGTACGAGGGGTTCTCAGCCTGGTGCTGTACCCAATATGCCAGGGATGATGGACTCCTCCACTCTGATGAATCCGGCGGTTCAAGCTATTCTCAGCCAGTATGGCCAGTCTCCGGAAAGTATTCAGCATACTGTGCAGAACGCAAGCCCCGATCTATTCATTACGAACCCGGCTGCTCACGCTAATCACCCAGTTCTATCTGGTATGGTGGAGCGAGCACTCGAAGGTCTGGCGTTTACCCACGGTGGCAACACGGTCGGCGAGAGCCTGAGCAACATCGCTCAAGGTATGCTGACAGCCCAGCAAGCTCGGGCAGAGAAGTACAACAACCAGTTGATGATGCCGTTCGCGCAAGCGCAGCAAGTGGCTAACCTGCAAGGGACCAGCCTGCATCAACAGTATGAGGACGCTGAAGCAAAGCGGGCGAACGCCCAGGCTGAGATGTACAATCAAATGCCTGCCTATCGCCAAGGTCTGCTGGACTTGAGGACTCAACAGGAGTCAGACAAGTCGTCTTATCAGGCTGGGATGAACCACCTGAAGTTGCAGCTTGACCCTCGGTTCAGCGCGATGAGTCCTGAGCACAGCACGGCTTTCCAATCGGCTATCCAAGAGGCTGGCGGGTTGGGTAAGCTGTCAGACGAGGACATCGAGAAGTGGGCACAGATCGGAGTAGCCGATAAGCAGGCTGCTGAGACTGCCGCCAAGCTCAAGGTCAAGGGTGCGCCGAGTGGTGCAACCGGTGGCCGTGGACGCGGTGGAGTGGCTTCTGGGAAGACCCCCGAAGCGGCTGAGTATTCGGCGGCTGGGAAAGACCTTGGTGCCTTTGATAAACGGTACCCGTTCCTGTTTGACTCCCAAGCAACTACAGTGCCGGACCCCGATGCAAAGGGTAGCGTTATTATGCGCGGTGGAACTCGATGGAAAGAGCTTTTGGCGAAACGAACAGAGAAAGATGCTCGTGGGCAGAAAGCAAAAGCCGCTTATGAAGCGCAGCAACAAGGAATGGCTATCCCCGGTAGTGGGATGACCAACCAAGATGGGGGTGGTGCTCGTCCAGCGCCAGTCGGCTACCGTGATCCAGCCTCCGGCCTAACCAAACAAGCAGATGGGACTTGGAAGTAATGCCTAAATATACTGATCTACCCTCCACTAACGGACCGCAGTACACGGACCTTCCGTCCTCTGGAGGGCCTCAGTACACTGATCTACCGCAGGCCGCACCCCAAAAACCCGCTGCCACGGGCGCTGGTCCCCACAATGCCACAGTCAGCGCCTACACTCCCGGCTTCTGGGAGTCGGCACGCAACATGATTTTCAATACGTCGGTTGGCGATGCCATCCGTCGGAACGTGCCTATTGCACCCGACTGGATGAAGTCGCACCTGAATCCCCAGACCGAAGACGCCGAGCGTCAGCACGGTCAGACTCTCTCCTTCGAGGAGATGGGTCGCTGGGGTCAGAGCGGTGCTGAACGTCCTTCTGGTCCACGTCAAGCTACAACTCGTGTTCTTCAGGCAGCTAGTGGTTTCACTACTCCCGGTATGATGCTCGGAGCAGCTATGCTCGGGCCTGCCGCAGAAGTTGTTGCTGGCGCGACTCCCGTTATTGCTCCAGTTGCTGAGCACGCCATACCTCTTGCATTTACTGGAATGGCTGCTTATGGAGCAGGAAAGGGGGTTGTCAATGAAGCTCAGTACGGAGAGGCCTATCTAAAGGCAAAAGGTCTTCTCGAAGAAGCTCAGCAAAAGGGTGATACTGATCGAGCCGATGAGATTCAGAAATACCTTACCCACCTTCACGACGCAATGTGGCAGACGGGCGGAGATGTTGCGGCGAACGCGGCGATGGCCTATCTGGGCCGTCGGGGTCTGCCGGAAATGATTAAGGGATTTAAGGGCGAGGGGAAGTTTATTGGCCCGCGCGTAGACCCCGCAGATCACGCTTACTGGGAGGGAATGATTCCGGGAAGCTTGCGTAGTCAGTGGGCAGCGGGAAATACAGAGGCTACCCCGCAAACCGCAAGGAATCCTTGGGGTAATCTCACCAAAGGGTCCGGTCCAGGAATGCCGCCACCCCCAAACGTCCCACCGATTATAAATCCTCAGCAGTTGAATCTGCCGCTTGTAAGGAACTTAATCCCCGATCCACCGGCCCAGGGATCGTTCGACTTCTCGCAGCTACCCGAACAACGGCTCGCAGCGCGTGGTCCCGAAGTAGAAGCCAACGGGCAGCTAAGGCTGTTCCCGAACGAGCCTCGCCAGATGGAGCTACGCCCAGAAGAGCGGCCAGCGGGTGTACCGGAAGGTCCCTCGGCGCAGACCGCATTCCAGTTCCCCGAGAATCCGTGGCAGATGCCACTAGACTTCAACCAGCCCGCACCGAAGGCACGTCCGGCAGAACCGGTTGCGCCCAAGGTCGAGCCACAGGCGGAGACTGCCCAGACTAACCCCGCTGAGGCAGCACCCCACCAGGCTACAAACCCCTCCCCCGAAACGGAGCCGACTGCCAAGCCGACCCTGAAGAAGAGAGGGAATGTCGCACAAGCGAAGTTGCTAGAAAATAGTGTTCTTCGGCCTATTATTCAGACTGTACAGAAGTTGGTTGCGCTGCATCAGGCTGGAGAGGATCGGATGCACGTTGATCGTGCAGTCCGAGCATCTACGCAAAGTCTGTTTACGCAGGCGGACCTCGACGAGTTTCGTAAAGTCGATCCTAACTTTACAATTCCCCGCACTGCGGACAGGCCCTTTCTTGATACGACGACTTCTTTTGATAACTTAGATGCTTCTGAACAGCAGACTGTACGAACTGTTGCGAAGCATCTTGGTATCGAACCGGAAGACCTTCAGCAGGAAAATGGCGAATGGCGCATCTCTGACGATCAGCTTCACAAACTGGACGCGATGCTGGAGGACGGAAAGAAGCCAACTTCCAGCGGAGAAATTGCCCCTCTTGCCCGAATTGATGCGGGGAATGCTGCTGTTGCTGGTCTGAAGAACAGTCGGAGTTTGCGGGAGCTAATGACTCCCGAAGCGAAGGCCGCGCTTGAAGCCGAAGAAGCAGCAACTCCTACTCGGGCTACTCCGGAAGATTCTATGGCTTCTGTGGTTGCGGGAGACCTTGATCCGCAAACTAGAGACGCCATAAAAGTTAGTCAGGCGCAAACTTATGGGCTGTCTGATGCGAACCTTTTGGGTCTCACGGAAGATAACCCGGCTCTTTACGAGGCGCGTCTACGCGGACTTCAGGGAGTCTTACAGGCTGCTATCGATCGTGGGGTGCAAGCACTACGTGAACGCATTCCTGAATGGGAACAAAAGCGCAGTGGAACATCTAAGCCCAGTTCTCTAGCTCAAGAAGTTGATGCACTGCCGGACGCCGTTAAAGCGCAGTTGCCGAAGGAACTCTATGACCCGAAACATACTGGAGCCTCGCCCGGCGACACCGCCGAGACCGGCAACGTTCAAGAACCCGTTCAAGGAGCCACGGCAACCGAGACGGCACCAGCCGCCCAAGCCGCCACTCAGCCTACGAACGCGAAAGGTACAGGCTCCAACCTTGTAGAGAAAGTACATTCTCTGGCGCAATCTCTCCGCGAACAGCACGGAGATCAGGTAGCAGGAGCGCTGTCTAAGATATGGGGTGCGATTAAAGAGAAGTATTCCGACCCCGATTCGATTGCCAAAATCGTACATCGAGCACTACTTCATTATCAGAAGAATCTTCAGAGCGGAATTGAGAATCCTCTCGATTCTACTTTAGCGGCTATCGAAAGGATGCCGGGAGAATCTGGTGCTCAAACTACACTGCATTCCAATCCGTTGGGTGAAGTATGGGATCGGGCGATGAAACTTGAAGCTCCAATCGGAGCAGAAATGCCCCCTGGTTTGGAGCCGCATCCGCTAGAACATCCTATTGATTCTTTGATGGATGGCTTGGGTACTCCAAAGAGTCGCACAGTCTTTCAGCGAATTGGGAATTGGGTATCTTCGGAAGTTCTGAAAGCAACACGTATTGCTCGTGCTCTGACTCCTGACTTGGAAGGACAATGGGCGGCTGCTAAGATTGGCTTTGATAAAATACGAGATGCCCTAAAGAATCCCCTGGAAACGTGGCGCGAATTGCGCTATCGTCTGGCCCCCGGACCAAGTGCTTTTCAGGCTCTAAAGTTTCAACGGCAGGTTGACCTACTTGAAGCTTCGCAGCACTTGATGTCATTTGGTAAGAAGCTAGTAGAAGCGATTCCTGACAAGTTAGAACGTTCGGGGTTTGCTGTTTGGGCTGAAGCTCATAGAGGACCGGCAGGTCCACTTCAAGAAGGACAGGAATCCCTGCGACTTTCTGATCAGGAAGCGGAGCAGACTGTTCGGGAGCAACTTGCTCGACTCGAAGCTCGGCCTGGTGGAAAGAATTCTTACGAGGCTAAAGTATGGAGAGCAGCACTCAACCTCAGCAAAGAATCCAAGGACTTTCTTCAAAGCTATCAAAACTACGACAAGCTATTAGGACAGCAAGAAACAGACGCCGGGGTTCCCCACGAGATGCTAGAAGATTACTGGCAACACGTATGGAAACAACCCGGCTTAGTTAATTCAATTGTGGGAGCTTTCAAGTCCTCGGTTGGCTGGCAGACGAAGGCATCATTCCAAAAGATGAGGACTCACATGTCCTACTTCGATGGAATTATGGCAGGGCTAGAGCCGGTGGACCTTGATGCGAACTTCCTTATCCAGAACAGAGCTACTGCTTCGGCGAAGGTTGTTGCTAATAGGCACTTTATCGAGGGTCTTCGCACTGTGAAGTGGGAAGACGGCTTGCCCCTGGCGCAGCTAAAAGGCTCGGGAGTACCTGTTCCGAATAATGCTACTCCCGGAGCAGGCGTTCTTATTAAGCCAGACATCACGTCGGGTGCCAAAACAGCCGACGGAACTCCATATGTTACAAGTCCCCATCCATCACTTCGGGGATGGAAGTGGATGGCGAATGCTCCAGATGGAACTCCTGTATTTGGACAAGCCGATGTAGAGATTCATCCGGCGGCCTGGAAGCAGATGAAGGCGGACTTCGAGTCTAGCTGGTGGAAGTCAAATCCCATCGGACGCGCTTTGATGAAGTCCAACCTCGCGCTTAAAACCTCCAAGCTGGCTTACTCCGTTTTTCACCCGGTTGCTTTGGAACAACACGCTGCCGCAAGAACAGTTCTGGCTAAGCTGCGAGGTATTAATACCTCGATTGAACTCCCGGACGGAACTAAGATCGATCCCTCTATCCGAATGCTAATGCCGTGGGATAAAGAGTTTAAGATCGATCCGAGCGACCCGCTACAGCGCATGGGATTACTCTCTGGCCTGAACATTAGTCCCGAGAATCTCCAGAGTATGTACGGTGGTGGTGGACCGGGTATTTCTAAGGTCCCCTTCCTTGGGGCTATCAATTCGGTTATTCACGACTACACTACGCACTCAGTCATTCCGAAGTTCGCTATGGGATCGTATATTACGAATTTCCATACAAACCTGGCCCGCTTCTACACAGACTTTCAAGGACGAGCGCTAAAAGAAATGGGGTATGATTCCATCTCTTCAGCACCCCAGGAAGCAGTGAAGAACGCTAACGATGCCGCGATGTGGCAGATCAGCCGCATGAGTGCCAAACAGGCGAACTACTCAAACGGCCTTACTCCGCTTACCGATATTCCCGGATTTCGGGGAGCAACCGCCGCAGATACCGCGAGGTTCTTCTTGCTGGCCCCGCAATTCCTGTTTAATCGTGGAATGCTGATGCTGGACGCTGCCAAACCAGGTGGCGCTCAGACTCTTCAGTCTATGGCGGTTCAGGGCCTAGCTACCTTCGCCTTCTGCTACGCTGTAAATAGGCAGACTCAGGGTGACGATTGGGAACCGGACGTTCATACTTGGAACAAGATTGTGGTGGGTAAAGAGGGTGAAGCTCGTCATGAATTTACCATGCGTTCAGAGCTATCTGACGCGGTGGATATGTATGACGATCCTCGCCGCTTTATGCAGTACCGTCTCGCACCTTCAGAGCGGCCTGTCGCAGATGCCTTAACGGGCAAAGATGTCTATGGGAATCAGATCACAAAGACTCAAATGTCCTTGGACGCGATAACCGCAGGCTCTCCTATTCCAATTGAGGGCTTTGCTGATCTCCTGGCACCCCATTATGATGCCACGCTAAGAGCCACAAAAGGCTCCGACGCTGTGTTTAATGGATTAGCTGCGGGTCTTGGTTTTCGTAGAGGGCAATACAGAACAGCGACGGAGCGCCTGATAAACCAGAACTTCAACGCTATCAAAGCTCCTCAGACCACCGACGAGCTTGCATTAGAGCAGAAGGCAACCTTTCGTCAGTTGCGAGACAAGTACCGGCAGGGGCAGTTACAGCCTGATGATATTGAAAAGGCTGTGAATGATCCTAACGGTAATTTGAAAGTATCAGAGATTCCCTACCTGTTCCGTACAGCAACCCAACCTAGATTCGTAACCCAAGCAGAACATCTGGAGTATGGTCAGGTCCTTGCTGCTTGGCAAAAAGGCACTACCCTAGAGAAGTACGCTCTTCTTCCTGTTCTGGAAAAGAAAGTCGCAACCCTCGCACCTTCTGTACAAGCAGAAGCGCTAGACCGGCTGGAGAATTTCCAAAACTCACTGTCTGAAGAGAAACAAGCAGAACTTCAGACGCTGCTTCAAAAGAAACTAGAAGTGGAGAATCCTAAGTGAAATACGAACAAGCGACTGGTCGTCTACTTGAAGACGATGGAAAAGTAATTGGCTACGGGTGGGCGGGTCACTTGCAAGGCCGTAACAATCCTGCGATGCAAGATGTCAAAGGTGTTGGGCCTCTTCCGAAGGGAAAGTACATGGTGGGGGACCCCGAAGATGGAACACATCTGGGGCCTCTAGCCTTCCCTCTAACCCCTGATCCCGCGAACGAGATGTTCGGTCGTAACGCATTCTTCATTCACGGAGCGAGTGCAGAACACCCGGCGCTATCCAGCGACGGCTGCATCATCCAAGGTCGAATCGCCCGCGAATATGTGAAGATAAAAACAGGGCAGGCCCCGAAGGACTCTACCCTAAGACAACTCGAAGTTGTATAAACAAGAATGCCCCGGCTAATCACCGGGGCTTTTCTTTGTCTAAAATATGGGAGGGGTTTTAAGCCTGGTGTTATGCACCTGGTCCGTATGGCCCCTTCTTCGCTTCCTTCTCTAGGAGAGTTCGTCTGAGCTTCTCCAGAGCTTTGGCGTTCTTACCCTTGATTAGTTTGTAAGCATTCTTCCAAGCCTTCTTGGGATGCTGCCCGGTCGCAATGACCGGACTCATCTCAGTGGGCCAGAAGATGCAGAACCCTTGTAGCGCATTGTAGCCTGTACAACCAGCTTCCGGAAATGCGTCCCGGACCTCCTGCATCATTTCACGTAGGTCTGGCATCGCGGTATTCCTCGGGGACCGGAAGCCGATTCACGGCGTCTCGGGTTGTTTGACTGTCGGCGGGTGTGAGGTACTTGCTCGTCGTAGATATGTTTTTATGTCCAAGCAAATCCTGCACGAGTTTGAGATCGGCTCCTGATCTAAGCAGGGTAGTAGCGAATGATCTTCGTGCCGTTCTAATTCCTCGCGGCTGTATGCCCGCCCTGCGGCAAATGGCATTCCAGTGGTAACGGATGCTGGCCGCGTCTTTCGCGTACCCTTCAAAGATTCGACCATCCGGAATATTCTCCACTGTCTTTATAACCCAAGCCGGAAGCGGAATCTCATGGTTCCGTCCAGTCTTCATTTTAGTCGCTGGTATCGATAAGCAAAGGCGTTCGTAATCTATATCGGATTTTTCCAGAGCCGCCAATGTCTCTCCCCTCAAGCCAGTATTCAGAGACAAAGCAACCAAAATGTGATCCTGCGAAGAGAAGCAACCTTTTTGAAGGTCCATCTGTTCGGAAACACTTAAGGAGGTCTTCGGAGGTTCCTTCTCGCGCAGACGCTTGACTTGGGAGACCGGATTCCAGCATACCCTCTCCATTTGGAGGAGCCAGTTCCAGAATGCCCGGATGACTCCTAGTTCATAGTTTATGGTGCGAGGACTCACTCCATCCCGAAGCCGCCAGATGCGGAAGTCTTCGACATCACGTCGAGTGAAGTCCTCTGGTTTAGTTCGGTCGGGGAAGCGAGAGAAGAAAGATGTAAGAGACTTGCAGTACCGCTCGGCAGTCCGCTGAGTTGTTGTCAGCGTGACGTAACGCTCGAACGATGCTTGCAGGTCGTGAAGTTCTGATCGCTTAACCACCAGGCTGTAAACCCCTCCCTAGAAACGGCTTGCGCGTCCGCGAAGCCATCCGATGTTGTAGATGCCCCATGCAATGAGGATGAGTCCGGGTGTGATTAGAATTTCCATTAGTGTAATACCTCGACTAAGACTTGGGCGACTCCGGCCTTCTTCATTCCAAGACAAGTCGCCGCCGCCTCAGAGATGTCAAGGTCTCGGTTCTTACACCACGGACCTCGGTCGTTAATTCTTACTACCACCGACTTCCCCGTCTGGAAAAAGGTTAGCTTGATACGGGTTCCAAACGGGAGTGTCTTGTGGGCTGCTGTCAACAAGGACGGGTCGTAACGCTCCCCCGATGCTGTCCGCTTCCCATTGAACTTCTTGCCGTACCAACTCGCTGTCATCAGCAACGGCTGCTTCGAGTTCGAGTTGTAGCTTTGCAAGTGCTCGCCATGCGACCTTCGTACTGTGCCGAACCCCGTCGGTGTCCACAGTACCGCTATCAAGAAGATGGCGGAGAATAGTATCCTCTTGATCGGTAGACTTCTCCCTCGCCCAGTGGAGGGGTTGTCCTGGATTGTGCTGTAAATTGCCAATGTAGGATAACCTCGCAACTTCCACCAAAGCATCCGGGAAGTATTCGAATAACCCAGACCAGAGAGGAATAGTCTTCCGCTCTTTGGCCTCGGTCGGTAGATGTGCCATTATTCCATCTCCTGAATCTTCGCCGTGAACTCTCCGAAGTCCTTCACCCGAGTCCAGTGACTAGGGATTTCATAGTCGGCATTGTGTGATTGATTCATCAGGAAGATTTTAGTCTTGCCCTCTGTGGCCTTGTCGATGTCGATTAGATTCTCGATCTTGTCGTCTACGAAGGCGTCTAGCTTGAGGGCGGCGGATATTGGTCCCTTGTCACGTTCAACCAGCACAGTCGGGAACTGAACCCCAAGCTCGCTGATATGTAGCTGAGTCTGCTTCTGTACAGAGAAGCCCGCAGTCGGAATGCGGGCGGTGATGAAGTAAACATCATGTTCCTCTACTAGCCAAGGTAGATTCTCTGAAACGAATGGAAGCGTGACGCAGTTGTAAAAGAACCAGTTGTCGGTTTCTTTGATGTGGTCCCAGACCTTCTCAATGTCGGCCCGCGTGATCTTCCAATTCTTGAAAGACCAACTGCCAGGTGGCAATGGGAAGCGCCGCCCGAGGACGATCTCCGCTTCTTGGCGGAAGGCAGAGATGAAGTCCACGAGTACGTCGTCCACATCGACTCCGATTCTAAGTCTTCGCGCCATACACCGTACCACCAAACGAAAATTTCCCGTTACTGACGATTACAGGATACACGTTGAAGTTGCTGTTCTTCTTCTCCGGTTCTTGCAATTCCACAATAGTGAATCCATTCACCCAAGCGGTTGGCCTATTCTGTAGGTAACTCGGGTTGGTGCTACAGGCCGCTGGAGAACTCCAAGCGATCCATTTGTCCCTCGCGCTATGCGGTAGGACCTTGGTGTAGCTCTGCGCTGTATGGAGATGACCATACAGAACCGATGTACAGAAGGATTCCACTGCTCGCTTCGAGTGGTACACAGAGGCTTGGTTGCCAATGCCAGTCAGACCTTCGCCGTGAACTGCGATCAACTTACCAAGCTGTTTCACTTCACCGAGTTTGAGGACTTCCCAGCCACGATCCTCTAGGCCGAGAAGCAGTGGCCGTTCGATGGTGCCCTGAAGTTCTGGCTGTTTCTCGATAAGCTGGGTTTCCCAAGCATCGTGATTGCCTGTGATCCACACTCTTTCTGCGGCATCGGGAAGCAGCGCTTCGATGGGAGATAGGACATTCACGTTGAACCCCAAGGTGTTAGCCTTGTAGGAACCAGTAGGCCGGAACAACGGCTTCCCTGCGGACCAGTGTCCAATCTCCTCGTTGTCAAGCTGATCTCCACCGAACAGGAAGCCAGCGATCTTACCTGAATTCCGTCCGACGAAATCCAAGATTGCATCCCAAGTCGGTTTGTGAATCTTGGGATAATGGATGTCGTAGACGGCAACCCATATATTACGAGGCATTTAGTATCCTTTGATTAGTGAGGAAAGGGTAATGTTGGTTGCGCATTGGCTTTAAGTGCGGCTTTGGAATCGGCGGACAGAACGTACCGCTTGTTTGCAGCATCTTCGCGGAGGTCTTGGACGAAGCTCTCGAACTCCACAGTACGCTTGGCTTGCTCGAAGCGAGTCTCAAGCTGTTCCAGTGGGAACTCTTCCTCGCGGTATTCGATTCCATTTTGTGTGACCACAGGACGAGTGATGATAGCGTACTCTCGAATCTCAACAGTCGCTTCGGTGAGAGGAAATGCCTTTGTAGTGAAGCCCTTCACAAAGACCGGCTCTCCGGTTGTGATGATCTGGGCGAGGCCCTTCTTTACCGTGTATTTTGCTTTACTCAATATCTAACTCCCGTTGAGGAGCGAACTCCTCAAAGTATTTTTGTTCCGCTACTATACGAGCACTCTTAGCTTCATCGAAGGATGCGTAATAGCCGAGGTTAATCTTCTTCTGATTGTACATAAGAGTCGCTTTCCAGGGTTTCTTCAGATGCTTACGTAATTCCAGACCAGGAAAGCCAAGAGTATTATTCCTATTCAAGCCCTCCCGATTCCGACTATTCTGCGCAATTGAGGCTTTGCGCAGGTTAGAACGGGTGTTATTCAGCGTGTCATGATCCACGTGATCGACTTGGAATCCATCTTTAGGAGAACAACCGGCGACAACCCGATGAAGAGCGTAGCATTCCCGCTGACCAGTTAAAGGGGACTTGATATAAGTGATCGCGTAAGGATGATTTCGCTTGAATGTAACGAGCCAACGATACGCAAGTAACCAAATATAATCATCGTCAACGTTAGTAAGGAGGTGGCTATTAGCTAAAGGAATCGTAATCACTGGCAATCCCCCCACGAATCACCGATCTCAACTGCGACCGGCAGACTTAGACCCTTTAGTTCTGGCCACGGCTGGGTCATAACCGTCCGGAGTGTACCCACAACAGCAGCTACCACTTCCGGTTTGCAGTCCACCACAAGTTCGTCGTGGACCTGAATGAACAGGATTGCACCTTCAGGCAGCGGCTGGAGCACAGGGCAAACCTTACGCGCCCACTCTTCCGGCCATCCAATGCGCTCGTACATCATCCCAATCATGGCGCGGAAGATAACGTCTGCCGCTGTTGACTGGGGATAGAAGCTGACGGCTTCTGGACCTGAACCGCTGGTCCATATCCATAGCTTCCGATGGAACGGATTCTCAACCCGCCCAGTTCTGTTAGCCTCGCCCATCACTCGATTCTGCCAAGTAATAGTGTCAGCGATCTCAGCCTTCCACGCAGCCTGAACCTTCTTGACTGTGTTGAAGTCCATATCGAACTGTTCGGAAATCTTACGTGCACCCATCACTCGGTCAGAACCGTGGACGATGATCTTGCAGATCGCGTAAGGCGAATCCTTGTCGTGCGACTTCTCGACCTGATCGTAAGGGATGTCGAAGAACTTCGACACCAGATACTTGTGCTCGGAGAACTTGGGGTCCTCTAAGCGAATTGCCCGAGCCTTGTCATTGGCCAAGAAGCAGGTGAGACGGTTCTCGATTCCAGAGAAGTCAGCCGCTACGATCTTCCCGCCAGGAAAGCGAGAGACGTACATGTACCGGACTTTGCCCGGCTGATTCTGGATGTTCGGTCCCGAAGAACTGAGACGACCAGCAGCGGTTCCGTGGACATTGAAGGATGGGTGGAGTTCGTCCTTACCCTCTAGGTCTTCCTTAGCAAAGCCTGAAAGTAGCGTAGCGAACTTACTCATCTCTTTCAACAGCTTCAGAACTGGATGCTTAGTCTTGTGGTACAGCTTGTCCAAGGCACCCTTGTCTGTCGTCGGTTCTTTAGTCTTGATGTGACGCTGAACGGGTAGTCCGAGAGTCTCGTAAAGGTACTTCTTCTTCACGTCCGAACTACGCCAAGGAGTGATTTTCTCCTGATACTCTTGGTAGACAAACTTGACGGGCTTGCCCTTGTCATTCACCGTGCCCGGTGGTGCAGGCAAACGCTTGCGCCGGGTAACGTAGAAAGCCTTGAGTTCATCGGGGAGTTGCTTCTCAAGCTCCTCAATCTGCTTCAGATAGTCAAGCCGAAGTTCCTTGAGGCGATTCCCGTTCATGGTTACGCCAGCGTCAGTCATGCTCTTGCAGATCAACGCTAACGGCCAAGAGATATATGTGTACACATCTAATAGATGTGCTTGCTCAAGTAGTTCCTTGAGCGGTTGGAAACAACGAAAGGTGACATCGGTATCACGCGCGTTGTAAATCTCGAAGATCGCCTTGTCAGCTTTCCACGCGCCTTTGTTAGTGAACTGCTTACCGATGAACTCCAAGTCATGCGGGAACTGGGGGAAGCGTAGGTGGTGCATCAACATGGTGTCCCAGACCTTGCATTCCTTCGGCCCGCGAATCGTAATACCCTGCCGCTTCAGAATCGGGAGATCGAACTGCAAGCAGTTCTGACCGATTACTTCTGTCGCAGAATGGAATATACGCCGCAACTCAGTAATATACTCGCCGGTAAAAGGGACAACCAAGGAGTGATACGGAGTTGCTGACAAACCGACCATGCTAACATCGTCGTGATTCCAGCGATTGCATTCAAGATCAAAAGCAAACTTCGTTGCTCTAAACGCCTTAACTTGTTCCAGCGTTGGATAGATGTCATAGTGCTCTGGCTCAACCTCCAGCGTCTTTCGCAAATCATTAATCACGACCGGAATCATATCCTGCTCACGCGCGATATGCAACGGATGGAAAGTCGGAATAGCAATCGGAGTGGGGCCAAGGGATTCGACGGGCAGCAACGACCCCCGCCATGTTGAAACCCCACCCGATTTTTTAAGAAGGAATTTAAGAGGCTTATCCCCAAAAGTATCTATACGTTCCCAGGGACGGCTCTTCAAGAAAGGTTCTACATGATGCTCTATACAATGGGCCACGGCCTTAAAAGCATCACTGTCTGTAATATAAGTTCTAGACTCTTTATCAGTTGGAAATTGATGCTCGGGTACTGGAATAGAACTCTTATGGTGGCATTGAATCACATGACAAGCTGAATTATCAGCTTCTTTTAATCCCGCTTTTCCATAAAAGACTTTAAGCCAACGCCCCGAACCACCGGAAAAACACTGTCCGCTTTCGGCATCTGCTTGTCCGGGAGCTTCTCCAATTTCCAGTCGAAGATTATTTCCCTCACGCGGAGGAATAAAGACCCGCTCTGGATACTGAGACCGCAGAGGGCAGCCTTCGCACCCTGATACTTCACTTACTGTTCTAAGCGTTCCTGAACTAATTGTTTCAAGTCCTCCCAGGCTACGGGAGTGTAGTCAACAACTTCCACACTCACATTCACATACTGCTTTCCGAAGTGGTCAGGTCCGACATTGTTGTGGACATGCCCATGCACATTGGCTATCGCTTTACCTAGACTCAGAGGATGAATCGGGATGTGGGATAGCAGCAACTTGTCAAGCAGCCGGGTAGAGTAGATGTCCTCGAAGTACGGCTGATACAGCCGCATGTTCGGGTAGTCGTGGTTGCCAAGGATCAACCGCTTGCGCCCCTGCAACCGGCCAAGCAGTGTCCAGTCATCGCCCTTAACGATCAGATCGCCAAGGTGGTATATCTTGTCTTCGGGCCTAACAACTGAGTTCCAGCGTTCGATCATGTGTTCGTTCATCTGATCGACATCCTCGAACACACGGAGCGACTGCCCTTCTACATTCTTGAAGTTCAAGATGTTCTTGTGCCCGAAGTGTGTATCGCTGATAACGAAGATGTTAGCCATTGTAGAACCTGAGTCCTGACTTGTCCAGTGGAATCAGTTCGCCGTCCTCAACCATCTCTTGCACGAGGTCGCGCACTTCCACGTAAGGATAGTCAGGATGCCTACGCAGAAAGGGAGCGAGAAGGAACTGTCCTTCAGGGTCGATACTGAACTTTATCTCTGATCGAAGCGGCATCAATCCTCCGAATGTTGGGAGGGGTTTTAAGCCTGGTGTACCTGGCTAATGTAGTTCAGTCCAGCGCACACACCAGGCCGTAACCCCTCCAAGGGATTAGAGCTTAACGGTCAGCTTGCCGAGTTCGGTCTTGACGGCAGCGAGGACGTTGTCCTCAGTCTGCTTCAGGAGTAGCTCGATCTTTGCCAGAAGACGTGCGCCGAAAATCTCGTCAAGCACGACGCCAGCAGCGAACACTCCGACGTATCCTAGAAATGTACCCATGTCTATACCTCAACAACAGTTGGCTCATGCACCGGATGGTATCCATCGTTCAGCATGGCTGCGTTAACAAACTTCGTGCCGTTGGCCTCTGCCTGTCCATGCCCAATGTGGACATGACCAAAGACGTGCAGTTTGGGTTTAATCATTTGGACGTAGTTCGCAAGAATTGGATCGCCATACCCACTATCGAGAACGTGCTTCGGTGGACCGTGTGTGACAAGGATGTCACAGTTGGGAGCATAGCGCCAGTGCCGACTGGTGGTTCCGTCTAGCATGTAGGCTCTCGCGCCTGCACGATAGAGGGGATTGAAGGGAAGGGCAGACGACCCGAACACTGTCAGCTTGCGGTCTTCTACCTCGATCTCTGTCTTGGACCCGCACAGATAAATCAGCGGGGTACGATCCTTGTACGGCTTGAACTGTTCATCGAATAGGATCGGCAATTCCGCTAAAGCGTTGTCGTGGTTCCCACCGATGACGATCTTGTACTTGTGCGGAAACTTCCGCAGCCAAGCTAAGGCGGACTGAATCTCGTGGACTTCTCCACAGAGGCTTAGATCGCCCGCATGGATAAGAATTTCGCCATCAGGCAAATCGGACGGTTGGTTAATCCCGTGAGTATCAGATAGACATACTACTCGCATCTTTCCTCACTTCTTGGGAGCTTTCTTCGGGAGCTTCTTGCCCTCGGAAGCGGCGTCCCATTCTTTCACCGAGACGCCCTGCTTCTCAAGTTCCTTCTTGTGCGTGTGGAAATAGGCTGCTTGCGCCTGACTCTTGTACGGCATTAGGCAGCCACAGGAACCGGCTTGACCTTGAACACCGCCAACTCAGCCTTGGTGTTGGTCTCGCCCTCGTTGTTCGTGTACGTGCGGTGCTTGATGTCCGAGATGAACTTGCCACCGGTCACACTGTTGAGGTACTCAACTGGGTCCTGCCCAGTCTCAATCGCCGTTCCCGTGTTCTTCGATAGAGCGATTTCAAGGCGTTTGAACGCGCCGACCATTGCAGGAACCTTCTCAGGATCGCCATAAGAGAAATAAACGACCCTTCCAGCAAACTCACCCTCGTCGATCTTCGCGCCGACTTCAATCTTGTTCGGGTTCCACTGCGAATACTTCGCGCCGGATAGCAGGGCAAACACGTACTTGCCCTCCGGAATCAGTTCCATGTCCGCGCTTACACCCTGTAGATCAATCTCATTCCAACTCATACTTTGCTTTTCCCTTTAGTGTTTTAGAAATTGCAAAGACCCCAACAGACGCCTCTGCAAACTTGTGGCTCCCTCCCCACGACTCGAACGTGGATTCGCGGCTCCAAAGACCGCTGTCCTACCATTAGACGAAAAGGGAATGGTCTGGATGGAGTGATTTGAACACTCGTGGTCTCGCTCCCAAAGCGAGTGCGTGACCGGGCTACGCTACGTCCAGTTATAAAAAGTATACAGCCGCCGGGCTATGCGCCGGTTTCTCGTGCAAGAGCGAACGATTTGCTGCGACCAATTGCACTTGGTTCCGCTATTGTCGTTCCTATTAACGTCGTATATAACGGCTGTAATGTGGTGTTCAGGGCGGGACTTGCACCCGCACGGGATAAAACCCACGGCATTCTAAGTGCCGCTCGGCTGCTGATTACGACACCTGAACTACGGAAAATTTAGGTAGGCGAATTCGCCAAAATACTCTTTTGCTGCGGAATCATAGGCTCTAGCTGCTTCTTCTCTGGTACTAAAGTAACCCAGATGCTTATGATGCCCGTTCTGTGTCATTCCAGCAACCCATTTCTTACCCGAAGCATACCAGGATACTCCCTTGTAACCAGACTTATTATCCCGTCGAGGACCGGTATTACCTTGATTCTGTTTAAGAGTTGCTTTACGTAAGTTGCTCCGTTGGTTGTTCAAGGTATCCTTGTAATCTATATGATCGACGATACCTTCGTCGGGATTAATTCCTAGAACTTCACGGTGCATATAAACCGTAATATTCTTCCTACCCGGCTCAGTTACTTTTTGCTTGTACACGGCATAAGGCGCTCCAGTAGACGGGTTAAATTTTACATACCAAGAACGTTTGCTCAAACGTTCGTAGTCCTCGTCATCCACCCTAGCAACGTATCCGCGAGTAAGAGGTATTGTTTTCATTTCAGAAAAGGGGGTCTGTGGTGGTGATTCGCTGTTGGGGCAAGTGGCACCAGGCACCATGTCGCAAACCCCTCAGCAAGCGTTGCATGGATTTATTAACCACTCTATAACCAAAAGCTTACAATCACCAGGCCACAAACCCCTCAATCCACTCGCCCGGATCAGTTTACATCACTGCAAACCCGCAGACAAGTGGAATGGTTTATTTCCCTTTGACACTATATTAGACGCTAGAAACGTGAATTTTACCCACTTTTTCGGAAATTATTTTCTTCTTGAGGTAAGAAAATATGGAGCCGTCGGCCCGACTTGAACGGGTAACCGTCTGATTACAGATCAGATGCTCTACCATTGAGCTACGACGGCTTTACCATAATCCATTAAAAGCGCCCGCCGCTGCGAGACGTTTCATGATCTTATCGAATCTACGGGAATGCCTACCGCTTCCTTGAACTCGGTTAAGCCGGTCTTCGATATGGGCCATCTCGTGTAGCAATGTCATGGTTCCTACCTGCGCCCACTTGCCTTTGAAGTCATCAGATAGTTCAATGAGCCGCTTGAGATGCCAGACTCGACCCCAGACCTTCGGAAGCGTGACGAATCGGACTCGATACTTGGGAAGTCGTCCCCCAAAGTACCGTCGATTCGCTATATTGAATCGTGTGTTTGGATACCAACGCATAGATTAACTCGCTTGCTCCATGTCACCATGCTTGTCGTGGACCCACTTCTCTATCGCAGCGAATCGCTTTCCACGCATCCAGCCGAATATCGGAGCCGCTTGAATTACGACTCCCTCATCGTTCACAAAGATGCCAGCACAAGCGTAAGACAAATCGATCCACCACAAGATCATAGCCAGTCCTTCTCGGTTGTCTTCGGGTAGATCATACTTACAACCTTGAGGAAGTTGCAGTCCTTACCCGTAAGGACGACGTTCTTCAAGTCCTTATTTGCTCGGCAGTCCATGAACGTCAGAGAGAACTGGTCAACGCCATCCTTCTTGATGTCCCGGTCGGCCCGGAGTTCCACCTGAACGTCGAAGCCAATATCCCCGAAGCCCGACCGCTCAAAGCGATTCGTCTTTTGGTCGTTCACGTACTCAGGTTTCACCTTATGAGACAACACGACATTCTTCCCGCATGTAAGCAGAAGCTGTAGCAACTGGCGGAACTCCGCGTTGACCGCCGCGTACTGGATAGGCATGACCTGAGTCAGCTTGCCCAATCGGGCGACACGCAGCAAGTCCCATAGCTCGCTACCCGTGTCAATGAAGATGCTTGGGATTGAAGGGTCTTTGATAGCTTCGCGCAGAGAGAGAATAGCTTTCTTCCACTGCTCGGCAGCCGCTCCTGCCAGAAGAGTAAAGGGTTCTCCTGGGAGCTTCTCGGTGTAGGGAATCTGTATGTCCTGAACGTACAGTGACTTACCGGCTTCTACATGCTTCTCGTAGACGCCAACCAGCCCCCAGTTCAGATTCAAGATAAAAATATCACCGGGCATCGACAGGCCGAACTCTGTCTTGCCACACTTCTGTTGCCCTTCGATAGACATCAGGATACCCTTCGGCTTGGTATCCTTTACCAACAGGTCTTTCAACACCAACTAATCGTCCTCCTCAACCTCGGCAGACTCATCGTCAGCAACTGCGACAGCCCCAACGACATCTACAAAGGCGTCCGAGCTATATTCGTCGATGCAATCCTGAGTTGCATTCTCCTCAGCTTCTTCCAGAGAGCGTGCAACTGTGCTATACTGCTTGACCACTTCTGCGGTGATCTCGACCAACCAATTCTTCAGTTCAGCCATTCCTTCTTTACCTCAGCCTCGCGTCTATAGATATTCACGGCACTTTCGAACGCTCGATAGTCCCTCTCAATAGTTTCCTCTGGGAGGAGACGAGGCTCAACGATTCCGGTTTCTTTGTCAATACGAACAAGCCAGCGATGCGGAATCTTCTCACCGAACTCGTTCTCTAGCGCCCGCAGGTATGCAGCAGTCTGATAGGCGTAAGTAGAATGTAGAGACTTGCTAGTCTTCCAGTCTGGCACGGCCAGCACTCCATTGATACGTGCGTACCAATCGCAAATACCAGCAACGCCAAGTTCCGGAATGTAGATTTGATGTTCAATTGCGATACTCTCCCACTTAACGGATTTGACCCACTGGAGAGCTGCCTCAGCAGAACGCCGAGCGTGTGGATCGGTAGGCCAGTCGGGGTCTTCGCCTTTGAGATAGCGTTCAACCCAATCGTGAGCGGTCGTACCGATTGATGCAGCTTCGTCGCGTGCAGCCTTCCATGCTGTCTTAGCTCCCATCAGAACGAACTCTGTGTCCTGTGGGTCTATGAAGCAAGGTTCCTCTGGCGAGGATGATTGCGGAAGGTTCGCCCGCGCGTAATCGACGGCACAATTAACGGCCCACTGCGTAATCGCGTCCCCTTTGGAGATCGCACCGAGTGCGGTCGTTACACCAAGCAGGCGTTTGCCATCGTAATAATGCCCGTGATTATTGGGATTGAATGTTAGAAGGGTTCTATCGTAGTTCAAAGAAGCTTCCTTTTGAATTATGCGGATGGCTCAACGATTTTATATCTTTGTATACAACTCGTGGGAATAATGAGAGGGCTAATCACACCGCCCGAATCTGAGCGGCCAGATGTTATGGCAATAGCATCATCGTCTACGGAGACGACAAAGCCAACGGACTCAATCACTTTGGGCTGGGCTACGAGATCGTCGTAAACCCAGCCGTGAAGATTGGCGGAATCGAACCAGACAAGATAGATAGTCTGGCCCTTCTCGGCTTGAATTGTTGTCACTCTTCACCTATATTAGACGCAAGAGAGTGGACTTTTACCCACTTTACGCCAAAAAATTCCAAACTATTCCTGCTCGTTCGTCCATCCCTCCGGGCCACAAGGCTGAAACAGTAGGCCATCGTACAGAACAAGAGAGCCGGGTCGGTCTGCGCCGCCCTCTGCTACTCGAACTCTCAGGATATTGCGCACCCGCTCGTTGATGATCTGGCCTTGGGGAACACGCCAAACATATCGTGTGCCCTGCACTCCAGTGCGGATGGTGTTACAGCGGATATGCGGGTCCCACTGACGACCAGACCGACCCCAGATAGTGACGTGAGAACCACGATCACCCGTAGGGAAGGGCTGCCAAGAACCCGCCTGAAGCGGTGTCCCTCTATCACGAACAGCTTGCCGCAATTCGGCCCGCTCTTCCGTAGTCGGAACTCGTGTTGGATTGTTCGTGAAGGACATGTACAGTCCCTCAATCTCGAAGACAGTTGGAGACATTACTGTTGGTGTCTCCCGCTCCGCTCTAGCCGCATCCTCGCGGGCCTTCTCCTCCTTCCAATGAGGGTCTTCCTTCACCGGTTGTACTTTCCACACGTTCCGCAAGTCGCGGTCCGGCTTCACACTGAGCTTCTTCCCCAGCATACCGGCTCCGAGAATCCAGTCCACGTCGTCATCCTTGTGACGGAATCTCTCGAAGAACGCTTGCAACTTCTTGGAGGACGGCTCTAACGCCGAACCGAGAACGGCTCTGGGCGCTTCGGGGTCCACCATAATCAGCTTGGTGCCGATCAAGCACAGCTTCGTCACCCGCTGAGAGAACAACCACGAAGGCATAGTCCGATACTCGAAGTGACCATGCTCCGTGCGAATGTCGCCATAGTGTCCATACGTGCTACGCCGACGCTCAACGCACTCTGTCTGAGGCAGAATGTCCAGCCCCTCCAGATGCTGCGTGAACAAATCCAATGCGTCACGTTGTGCCTTCGTACAAGAAGGCCGGTCCACATGAACGTGACCGCCAAGCGTGATAGTCCGCTCAGGTGCATGAATCCACGCACCAGCCCGCCACTTCCCAGTCGGGGTGACGGTTGCAAAATCATTGAAGGAAACCTTGAGGTTCTGAATCAACTTGCGAACAGAGAACTCCGGCTTCGGGTGCGGCTCGATAACCCAGTTGCTGTGGTCCAGGCCCCACGGAACATTCATCTCCGGTCGGCCCGTGAACTGCTTGATGTGACCTTCCTCAACCACGATGAACTCCGGGTCAGCACCCAGAAGGAAGTCATTTAACAAAGGCATGACGTAGCGTCCTCGTAATCCGCTCCCATTTACGCGAGAGTGTCTGTTGAGGAATCCCCAAAGTCTCAGATGCTTCCTGTTGGGTCTTCCCCTGCAAAGCAAGCTCCTCGAAAATCTCGTAGTCTTCCGTACTTAGAAGCTGCTCTACTGTCAGCAGAACATCCATAAGCTCGGGACTGGAGTCCCCCGGAAGATCAAACCCCGGAACATCCAGAGAGACTTCTTTTCTCCGGCGCTCCAAACGGCGCTGATCGTACATGACCCCCATCATAATACGATGCACCCATGTAGTGAACAGGCTCTCCCCCCGGAACGTCTCCAGGTTCATCATCACCTTGTCCACCGCCTCCGTCAGCAAGTCCGGGTCCGACTTGCGAAGGATAACGTACATTACAGCCTGAGCGTGCTGCTCCAGAATGGTTCGCAACTCGTGCTCGATGGTCTCTTGAATGGGACCGCCGTCAGCCTTCTTGAGCCACTGGTCGTATAGATAGTTCTCAAGGTCGCGCCGGATGTCCTTAGAGTCCAGACCAGGATCGTCCGTAAGCACCGCCGACAGATTCGTAACATTCATCACAGACTCCCTCGACCCGGTGACTTGAGCACACGGGTAAGCCGCAGATGTCGCAGGCTTTAACAAACTTGTCAGACTGGCAACGAGCGCAAGATTCCTTGTCTACCGCAACGAGCACAGGACCATTGTTGATCCACTTCTCGAAGCACTGAAGGCAAGTCCACACGGGGTCACGAGCCACGTAGTTGTTGTTGTAGATCGTGTAGTATGGAACCGGCTTCACGGTCCCATGCTCGGAGCAGATAATCAGGTGCTCCTCTCTCCCTTGCGAATAGCGAGTAACCTCACCGTTCGCCTTGCAAAAGTGCGCGATGCGGAATGGCATTTATCGGCCCTCCGTGGGAGGGGTTTTACGCCTGGTGTTGCCGTTCACCCACCGCACAGCATCCCGGTATTCCCGGTCAGCCATCGGGTTCTGAATCCGCAACTCCCGTAGATTTCCCGCCCCGTCACCAATGCTCTTTCGCATGGTCTGATACAGGAAGACGATGCGCTTCCGCCATCCACCTTCCGGCATCTTCAGGTTGCGCAGGGTGATACCGAAGTGGCCCTGCTTCTGGTAATACTCGTAGGACGAAACCAGCTTGTAAAAGGCGGCTGGTCCTATGAAGATCGCTGTCCCCGTACTCAGGACGAAGTGCCGCTTGATACCCATGAACTCCTCCGATTGTTTCAGGGCCTGGTAACTAGAAGACCCACTAGATCAGCGACTGCCACGCCTCAGCGGACAGATACGCCTTTACACCAGGCCCCAAACCCCTCGATCAGAACGTCACTGCACTAATTAGCACAGCGGATGCCAGCCAGTACAGACTGTGCCGGATGTCCCCGGCGAATCCGTAGCGGAGTGAAGCCGCCGCGCTCAGGGCTATCATGCAGCACGGAAAGAACTTATCGCTCAGAAGTAACATTCGTGTCCTCACTCCCACTTCTTTCAATCGAGACAACAGGAGAGGTACTGATGAGCCGGTAGGTTGCGCCCTCGATATACGGAGGCGCTGTGATGTTAACACGGCATCCCACTTCGATCTCGCTGACATAGATGAAAGGCCCGCTGGTAGACCGAAGGTCGAAGGTTCCGTCGTTGTCGTGTCCGGCTTCCAGTTGGGTCCAAGTCTTGTTGTCATAGTCGATCTCGTAGGTGCTCTCGTGCTCAGTCTTGAAGACAGTCTTCATGCTTCCCTCACGGGGCAGCCGTTCGCAATCCAGCGGACGACTCGATTGGTGAGCTTCACGATACAACTGCGATGCTCGTCAGACACACCGGGAGCGGAGTTGACTTCCAGTACAGTCGCGTGAACGTCCGTATGCTGTTCATCTTCCCACTTGCCCAGCACATCAACCGCGCCGAAGTCCAAGCCAAGTGCAGCCACGGCCCGCTTGGATACGTCTCGTACACTCTCGGGGATGTCATCCGTACCGAGTGCATGGAACGTCCAACCGTTCGCGCGGTTCCTTCCAAACTTGGTGTTGTTCTCCGGCTCCGTTAGCCGCTTCTCGTACACCGCGAGTACCCTTTTGCGATACACCCAGACCCGGTACTCCGTGTCGGAATCGACGATGGGAGTGAAGAACTCGCGGCCCTTTGCCACAGCCAGTGCAACCTGTCGGGCATTCTTGCAGACGCGGATGTCCTTCCCCTTGGCGTGCTTGATCTTGCGACCGACCACCGGAAGTGATGCCACGATGCGGTCAGTCTCGTTGGCTGGGATGATGATGAGAGACTCTTCATTCCCAGCAAATTCACGGAACAAGGCAACGCCCTGCTCCATCTTGTTCCTGGAAGTGCAGCGAGCATTCAATGCAGGCTGCGGACCGGTGTAGCCAACGCCGTAGCAAACCACAGCGTTGGGTTCAGGAATGTTCTCGGCTTGCAACTTCTCACGGACAAGACGTTCAAGCATCTGGCCCGTAACCCGAGCGGCCTTCGCAACACGGAATTCCATTACGCCCCCAGTGATCCACCGCAGTCAGCACAGGTAAGCGACTTCCACGGGAGACCCTTCTCGTTCTGGTTACCCTTGCCACAAGCAGGACATTTCACCACCGCACCCTTGAGTGCCAGATCGGGTGTGGCGGTTTGGGTAGGGTTCAGCCGCACAGCAGCCGGACCTATCACGGTGCTCGTGGTGGTCGTGGCGGTTGTCGTTGTGGTAGCCTTCGCTCGCTTTGCATCCCGCTTGGCGGTCCGCATCTTCGAGTGGTAGCTCTCGCGTCCCTTGCTGTAGTCCGGCTGCCGGTAGTACGTGCAGGTGCTGAACTTCGAGTGGAACTCAATCTCGTTCGCGCCGAACACCCACGCGGTATCGTCAGGCAGACTGCCAACACTTACGTTGGCTTTGGTGTCTTGCACCCAGATGCCCCGGATCAACCGGAACGGCTTGCACGCCTTGATGATAGCTTGGGCCTCGGAAGCCCAATACAACTTGTCGCCGTCATCCGTGAAGCCAAAGCACAGCGGAGAACCGCTACGCGCCAGCATCAACTTGTCAGGATAGCGGGTAGAGATAGCAGCAATGGCCGCGGATCCCGCCATCTTGTTCAACTCCCGGACACCCTTCTCGTCCATGCCGTGCTCTGCGATAATAGCCCGGATGATGTCCGAGTCAGTCTCACACGAGCGTTCGTATTTGCCCTGCGTGAACAAATACGTGTGGTTGTTGATGCAGCCGTTATGCACGACCGCCGTCTCCCCATCCCACATCGGATGATTGTTCTCGTTGACTTCCGGACTTCCAACCGTATACCAACGAGTATGCAGCAACGCAGTCCGAGTGTTCTCGGTCAGGTGTTGGGTAAGGAAGTCCTCAAACTCTTTGGACTTCGTAAACTTCCACGCAGGCTCAGGAGCCTTGAAGACGTGGATTCCATCGGGGTTCTCCAGTGCAATACCGGTCGCGTGCTGCCCTCGATGCTCGATGGAGCACAGAAGGAGCACCAGTTCTTCACCGGTTATCGGAGTCGTCCCGAATCTCCGCACTCCAGCGATTCCACACATTAGTAAGTCCTCCAGGTTCGCGCTTCCGCAACCTTCTTTTTGGTCTCAAGCCACTTCGCCATCGAGTCCTTCTGCACGCTCTCCACTGTCCACAGAGGGAACAGTCCAGAGTTCACAAGAATCGCCCGGAAGCCGGAGATAGTCTGAGCCTGACACAGGGGCTTTGGTACGGTGATCGCGGTGCCGTTCTCCCGATCCATACCCTTGCTCGAAATGAAAACGTGGGGGTAGTACCGGCGCAGCAACTCTTTGTCTGAGGGGGACCAAAGGGCTGGCAACTTTCCGGTGATCTTGAACTCACCCGCGTTGTTATAGTCCCAATAGATGTCCATGTCCCGGTGCCCAACCAAGTTGTGCAGCAGGTCTCCGAAGCCGGACCGACGCCCCGGATTAACATGCAAAGGCAGCCACTTGTAGCCCGCGCTCTTTGGAATGGCTGACTGGAAGTTCGGCGGAAATGTCTGGAACGTCAACGGGATACCCATCAACAAATGGTTCCGCATCTCCGCAATCTCGTCGGGGTCCGGCTGGATGCACGCAGGCAGAATCATCTCGGCCTCGTCATTCGTCAAACCCCGGTCCCTGGGGATGCCCCAGCTAGGCGCAAAGTCCGCCTCGTAATCGAATACAAACGGAGCATCCCCACTTCTCGTAAGAAGATGGTACAAAATGTACGCATCGTCGTCCCGGCCCTTGTACAGCTTGGCCAGTCCGCGAAGCAGATTCCTTGCCGTTGCTTCCGGCGTCTTCTCTTTCCAGCTAGTCGTAATCTCCGGATCAAGGATAGCCAGCTTCGACGTACATACAGCTATAAAAGCGGTGGTAGGCGATTGAAGCCATGACGGAAGACTCCGGTACTCATACCCATGCTTCTGAATACGGAAGTCTCCGGGCAATCCATAAGGAGCATTGTGAAATTGATCTCCTCGCATCCGTCGATCCCATTCGCGCACCGGGAACAGCCCGCTGGTCTTGAGCACGCGAGCGAGTCCGTCGAGAGCGGCGACTTCTTCGGTTCTAGTAGGACGCTTCCGACCAAAATGGACATGCCCTCCCATCCCATCTCCGGCGAAGTACGCACCGGCTCTCCACAGGAAAGCACCCGCCCGAGCATTATACACTCGGTACAGCCAGCGCAACTCGGTCAGGATACTTGCCACATGCTCCACAACTGAGGGGGAGGGCCAAGGGCGAAGCTCCACAAGCCGTTCATTCTGGTCCGCGCCAGCCGCCAGTCCCACCCTGAGACCGCAGCTTGCCGCTTCAATGCGATTCCCATCGTTGTCCCGGAAGCAAAACTCCGGGTCGGAACCTACACAAAAGTGGTTGAGATACCTTCCTGTGGCAGTGAAGGTTGAGGGCGACAGCAGTGGTTCGTGAGTCATGGCCCAAGAAGCCATCGCCTGATCCCGTGATGTAACGATCTCGGGGTTCTCACCCATCAAGATAGCCCGCAAGAAAGTCTGTCTGTTCATTGGAGTTACGCTCTCCACTCAGCGTCAGGTTCGATGCCTAGTTCTTGTGCTAGATAGAAGTCCGCGTACATATTCCGCGCCCTCGCAAGTTCTTCTCTCTGATGATTGCGGGCTTCCTCTTGCTGTGCTCTCTCCACCGCGTTGCGCTGGTTGACGAATTCATTTAATCCCCAGCCGATTGCCGTGCCTACCGCACCTTCCGTGGGCATCTGCTGCACCTGAATCGGATCACCCCACGCGCCTAAAGCATTGGCGGTGAAGTAAACCTGTTGCCCTCGGGCCTCGGGAACCACCTGTTGTAAGGTCTGCGCTGGCATTGCCCCAGGCGGAGCCGGAGCGGTCTCAATGTCCATAGCTACCGGTGGAACCGTGGGTGTCGGTGGAAACATGGCCTCAACGTCCATCGGCCTCGGCATTCGTCCAGTCGGCGGGAACGGCGTAGGTACTGCCCGTTCTCTCGCTCGGCGTTGTCTCCGATTCGGCGGAGGCTGCGGAGTCACCGGAGGTAACGTCCATCGTCCTACGCACTTACGGTCGATGAACTCCGCAATCTCTACATACTCATCCTCGGTAAACCACCTACGACCCAGCCGAGCATGAACCGCATCTCGCGTCATTTTGCGAGCCTTCTCTTCCCACGCGGTGTCCTTCCAGAACCGATTCGTATACGCGGGGATTCCATCCACCACGATAGACTCGCGGTCCAACATCGCAAGGGTCCGGCCCACTCTGCCGAGATAGTCCCAGAACAACTGGGGCATCGGGAAGTACAGATCAGCAAATGTGCTGGCCTGATTCAAACCGCCGCCCCGCAACTCCCGCACAACCCCATTCTGATCGAACTCAGTGATGATGAGATTATTCACATTGCCACCGACACGGAGGAACCGGCGTCCCACCAAATCCTTCAAAGAAGGAACCGGCTTCCCCACATACTCGAAGTTCAGATTCCCACGAGTCGTCCTGATCCGCATTCTCGTAGGATAGGCTCCCGGAAAAGGACGTGGGGCAGGAGACACGCCGGAAAGCCGCTCGAATTTTTCGTAGCTCATCGCGTACCATCCTACTCAGAACCTTGGAAAAACGTCTGCACATTCTTCACAGACTTCGCAGCCCGTGCAGTGTCTTCCTTCTCTAGTTCCTCTTTGGTGATCGCCATCTCAAACTCGAAGGCGTCCGGGTTGTGACGCTCCCAAATGTACATGCAATTCTCATCGCACACTGGAACGTCGTTGTAGTCCTGATCCACCTTGATCTTATCGATAGGCTGCTCGCAGATGGCGCATAGCCCATCCTTGACCATCTTCTTTAGCGTCAAGCTAATCGCCTTGTAGCAAGCGATGTGCTCCGAACGCTTCGAGCCGGTCTCAGCAACCTCACCGCAATAGCGGCAGATCACCCGCTCCTTATCATCCACTAGGAAGAAGAAGCGACGAAGATACGGAGTGCTCTCAAATAGATTCACTCCGTCTGCAACCTTGGTATGGCAAGTCGTTGAAACGCATGAGCTAATCACACGCGAAGCATCGGCTTCCTTCTTGTCGGGGGTGACAACCTTACCTTTGTCATCCAGGATCACCCCTTCCCATTTGGGGAGTCGATGACTGGTCGGGTACACCTTCTGGTGTAGCAGCGGAATCGGTACTCTCAACGCTTTGTACGGCTCAGTCATCTCGTCTCCTAATCCTGATGGGGGCATCAACCCTCTCCGACAGAGAGCATATATCCCCCGTGGCAGTACAGGTGCTTTTTGCGTGCAAAGCGCACATTACGGAGAGCATGGGATTGGCCATTCCCACTCCTGTAGTGTAGGTACTTGGGGCACATGAGAGCGCCGCTTTCCCCTCAACTCCGTCTAAGCCCGAGAGGTCCCGAGCCTAGAATTTTTTGGTTCACTGAAGTTGTCGTCCGATTCGATGCTCCTCAGCACCGCAGTCAAACTGATTCCAGTGTCCCAAGTAGCTGCGAGTGATATTCGTCAGTAACCCGGTGTTCATCGCAGCATCTCATCAAAACTTATTGGAGGAGCCTCGCAGAAGCGTGTCCTCAAAGCTCACCCTCGGCAATCGCCCGAATGTGTAGTAGCAGCATGTTATGCAGGAGCCTATCCTTCGGTAGTTGAAAGACGCAATGCTTTCGTTAACCTACGCAGACCTCTCCTAACAGAGACTTTACTTGCCACACCCATCTTATCACCGGAGCGTAGATTCCTAACCCATTGTATAATCAATGTTTGACCCCAACAGGCACCAGTCATGAATCGCTTTGGCGTGTCGCTCTGAATACTCCTCCAATCTTATTCTGCCCAGCGTCCGTCGTAGTTCTCCCAACTTTGCCAGCCACGGCGATAGTTGGGATACGACGGTATCCCCCGCTCAGCAGTTACCTTGTCCTCGGCAGTATCCGCACGCAAATCAGTGAGACAGGACTTCTTGCCGCAGTACAGGTAAGAATCTGAAGACTTCGTTGTCACTGGCGCACCACACGCGCACTTGTGACTCGTCACGATAATTCCACGCCCCTTACACAGGGAGCAAGTTGAGAACAGCCCCGTGTGTGGGGAGAATACTCGACCATTTGCACACACGGAGCACCGTTCATATTCGTACTTTACTTCGTCGGAAGCCGCCTGCATAACGCTCTCCACGTCGCGCTCATCCCATTGGACTCACCCGACCAAGGGCCTTCCAGCACCCAGTTGCGTTCCACATCCTCGAAGTTCGGGAGCACAGCCTCGATGCCGCCCTCCACGATCATCTTGAATGCCCGCTCGCTGTTCGCATCACGAGTAACGCCGTCATTGGCGAGCAACGTGTAGAACATCGACATGTGTTTGGTCACATATTCGCGTGCTGCTTTCACGTCGCAGAAGTTCACGATGTCACGAGCCGCCTGCTCGTCGATGTCAAGGTGGCTCCGATAGCCCGCCTTGCCCACCTTCAAGCCCGACCGCACGAGGTTGAGGACCAGATGCGCCACTTCAGGAGCCGCCAGCCACGCATTCGACAGGACTCGATACTCCAATCCGTGCTTCGGCTTGCGATACTCACCGGCCCGGCCATAGAACTGCCGACGAACCGGAGTGTCCAGCGAAGCGAACATCGCCACCGCAGGAATCGCAGCAATCACATCACACGCCCGGACCATCTCAGCCGCATCCTCATCGTTCAGAGGCGCGATGCCAAAGTGAACATGCCCGCCAGCAAAGCGCAAGCGGAAGTCCCGTGCCGCCACCGGAAGCTCAGGGTTATCGCCATACGCATTCAGCGAAGGCATACAGCCCAAAGCGATGTCCTCGTCAGCCGCGCTGTTCATCGTGATGGCCGGAATGGTGAACGTGTTCTTCACCGTAAGCTGTGCCGTCCGATCAAATGCGCGAGCCGCCTTGATGACACTGTTGAGGCCATCCCGCAGATAATTGATGAGATAGCCGTGGCAATGCACCGGATGAATGTAGCATTCCGCTGCGAAGCCATCCCGATAGGAGTACGCCGTCAACCGGGAATCAATCGATCCGAACGAGGGCTTGATGTGGCTGTACTTCTTCTGCTGTTCTTCCTGCTTCGGAAGATACTTGAACGCTGGTAGCAAAGACTTATGGACCTTGCCACGAACCACGAAAATCTCGGGGTCACTGCCAGTGCAGGAGTTGATCCGCTGTGACACGGACATGATATAACGGTCCTGCGGAACTTCCGCCTGATCGTACACACGCACCTGCTGCCGGACGCTGTAACCCTTCCAGCGATAGTTCGGGTTCGCGGGATGCAGGGTGAGCGGCGAAGAAAGGTTCGCCAAGTTAAAAATCTCCCCCTGCTTCAACGTATACAGGGTGCCTACGGGTTGCCAGATTCTAAGATGGTCGCCCCAGCTTCCTCCGGGATTCGGCACATCGAATACGGCACCCTCTTCCAGTTCGGTCCAGTCAATGTTACGCGACACTGAACTATCCTCCGAGGTATTCTTCTACGGGCATCTCGTCCACGTAGGTCAACGCTTCATCCTGATACAGCAACTTCTCTGTACAGGTCGAACAATGAACAACCCCCGGCTGTGAGACACGGGGGTCGTCGAGTGGTGTTCCACATTTGGGACAAACAAGCGACACGGCCATACTACACCGCCATCGCAAGATCGTTAGCAAGCTGGCTCGCCAGAGCATACTTCGCCTGACTGAGCACCGCAGGGAGCCGCTCCGGGTCCAATCCGCCCTTCAACAGCGACTGACCGTAGTGTTCCACGAGCTTTGCCAGCAACTCTTCGATTTTCATATCGTGCTCCTTCGGCCCCATAGAGGGGTTTATAGCCTGGTGGAGTGTTGTGTCATGCCCCACAACGCTCAGGAAATCCGTCAGCGCCGCACCCCTGAAGCAACTGACGGTAAAGGAGGATCACACCAGGCTATAAACCCCTCCCTAGTTGGGAGAGGTCTCGGCTTCCACGAACTCCGGCTCAGGAACATAGTTATGGTTGGGAGTACGAAACTCTCCGCACTCGCAACATTCGCCTTCTGTATCCCAGCAGGCACAATGACGATGGCAGTCCCGAGGGGTATCAGGTTCCTCTGAGTCCAGAAGAACTCTGATCGCTTCCTCCGGATTTTCCGGAAACGGACCGTACATCTGGTAGCTCCTTGAACTTGTAGTAGAGATGCCGCTTTTCGTGCGTAATCTCTTCACAATTGCGTTCAATCCAGTCCATCGCGTGCATACTAACGATAGCAAGATCAACAAGGTACTCACAGGTCAGCACGTCGAGGGAGGTAAGGGGATGGAACAAGTTCGTATCGTCCCGGTCCTGTCTCGACACGTTGAAGAGGACATAACCCCATAAATTCGGGGTTAGGTCGATCCGTACAATAGAAGACTGAAAGTGGGCTATAGAACGACTCATGCCAGTTCTCCGAAGGCGTGTTCGTAGGCAGTGATGTAGTCAACAACGGCTTCACTCCAACCATCAATGTGATGGTAGTCGCCGTAGCAGACCCCGTTCTGGTAAGAAGCCACGTTGATGACGTAGCCCTTCTTGCCTTTACCCGGAGCGGGGACTGCCGTGTGCGACTGCTCGTCCGTGATGATGATAAGACGGTCGAAGCCTTCGGTCTTGGCAATGGTCACAGCGCGATCTGTGTTGGTCCCGCCACTGTGCCCGGAGTTCTTGATCGCATCCGCCAGAGCAAAGCCCCGACGCGGACGGATAAGACCCGCCGTCGAACCGAAGACAACCAATTGAACCTCTTCGCAGATTTCGCGCAGCAGCATGGCCAATCCTACCGCCGCATCGACACGCTGAAGTTCCGACTTCATTGAAACCGGGCAACACATACTGCCCGAGTTGTCCACGCACAGCACAGTCTTCCCCGGCAGCTTCGGATGCCCCTGCAAGCAGGAGAACATCGCAGCTTCCAGTTCCGGCTCCAGCTTCGGAGCGTACCGTGCAGCCGTGATAAAGCGAAACGGAAGGACGCGCTCAGTGTTCATCGTCTTCAGGCCGTCACGGATGGCCTCCATCGGAACACCAGCTTCCGTCATATTCCGCAAGTTGCGCAGCAGAGCCAACGCTCCGAGCTTCTTCTCCGCAAGGAGCCGCTCGAAGGTGCCCTTCTTGTCGGCACCACCCGAAAGCTGGACTTCCCATGTGTCTGGGGTTGTCAGCTTCCCGTCGATGAGCCGCTTCCAGAGCGCGTCCTGCTCGTCCCCCTTCGGTTTCGCATGGATAAGGAACAGCACATCGCGCAGTTTGATAGCGTCTCCCTGCCGGTCATACTTGGCCAGAGAGAATTCGTCGAACTTGCCAAACGCTCGCGCCAGACCCTTCTTCATCTGGTTCGGGAGCATCTTCTTGCCGCCCACCCAGAACAGGGAGATAAGCTCACCCAGTTCATCGGGACGGCCAATCGTGCGATAGATTGCATCCGAAAGGACCGCACGAGTCTCCTTCGTGTTGGCCCGTGCCAACGTAGCCAGCAGCCACAGCGGTGCATGGCGCAGCTTCATCGTGAAGCGAGCTTCGGTTGCCAGATCAGCCACGATCTTCTCCCCGTCCTTGCGCTTCAGAAGCTCCGCGACCTCGTGCATCATCCGGTCGGCAACGGAGATACCATCCTCGTAGAAGGTATCCTCGAACAACATGCACGCCATAACAGTCCGGCGCAGTTGGTGGTAGGCGTCAATTCGGTCCGCTTTCGCACCTTCATGAGTGAAGATGGGCGGCTTCGCAATAGCGATGTTCGTTCGCATAACGAGTCTCCTTGTTAATTGTTGACGTGAGAGGGGTTTACAGCCTGGTGCTTGGGAGTCGGGAATACCAAAGCCGTTCCTCGTATTCCTGCCGTCGTTTAAGACTCGCCGTAACGGACAGAGAGTCTCCCAAGTGCGAGTCACCAAGATTCCAATGACTGCCAGTTCGCGGGACCCACCAGGCTGTAAACCCCTCCTACTTCTTCGGTCTGCCCACCAGCACCAAGTTTTTGCCAGTCATACGGAGAGTGAATTGCTCTACCGTATGCGTAGGTTGGGCCAGACGCAGAAGATGTTGAATCCACGGTGTGAACGTCCTTGTGCCGTTGTACATCACAGCGTCGGGCTTCACACAGCATGGGCACACCACGAATGGAACCTTGTTCCTCGCGGCGTACATAATGATGTGGTCGGTTGCCTCGTCCGGGTGCATCCCCAAGACGAGCGAGTACCGATCCATGCAATCAAACTTGAAGTAACCCCACTTCTGTCCGGGGCGACCCTTGGACAACCGGTGCCGTTTATCAATGACGGTCACATGCCGGAAGCCGTGTTCATACAAGGCCATGCGGAGGTAGCCTTTACCACCTGCAACGTCGGCGACCTTGGCTTGTACATGCTGGGGGAACTGGGAGGCTACCAACTTAGCCATCAAATCGAAACGTCGGCGGTCTCCCATACTTCCTCCTGATTCATTGGGTGGAACAGGCGTAGCAGTAACGTAGCGCTTTGCCAATTAAGCTACAGTCCCCATTGATTTTGGGGGGACCGACAGGACTCGAACCTGCAATCTCTCTATTAACAGTAGAAGTAACTGCCACTATCACCAACCCAATCTCTTTCCGGTGGAATAAGCGCAACGGTACATTTTTTGTCCTGGGTTAGAGGACATTTTTCAGAAGTAACCGTTACTTCACCAACCGGAATCCTGTTACCTCGGCATCCCACTTCTGCTGATGGGGTGTCATGGTTGCACCAGAAGTCATGAGCGGAGAACTGGCGATGCGGCACGTTTTATCGCCCAATGATGAAGTAACCGCATCTTTCACTACCGCTCAACTCGTTACAGGGCCTCGACCAGAACGCGAACGGTCCTGCCCGTGTTGTGATTCTTGACGCGCTGGATTGTGTCCTTGGCCTGATTGGTTGCCCGTTTCAGGTTGTCCACGTTGACGGTCAACGCGCGGAAGTCGGTTCCAGGGAGCTTTTTGCCCCAGGTCTTGCCAAGGGGAGCGCCCCCGAGTGTGAAGCCTGCTGCCTTGAGGGGCAGCGCCGATGTGCGGACCAGCAATGTGAGCGCACGGTGAGTCGGGGCATTGGCGGCGGCGAGGATAAAGTCATTGTTTGCCTTCGCTTCCTTCCCTACACGAACGGCGAATTCGTCGTTCACGGTGGTTGTGAATCCGTAAGCGCCAGGTGCTTTACGTTTGCACATGGTATCTCCTTTGGGTTCAATCATTCCGAGAGAACAAACGCTGCGGTCGTTTTTCATTGCGAGTGAAGTAACCGCAACTACACTACCCAGAATCTTTATGCCGGAGAACAGGCGGAACAGTTGCCCCCAGCCGAAGCTGGGATTTTCGCCAAATGAAAGAAGTAACTGTTCCTATCACTACCGGCAAGCTCGTTATTTGCAGGTGAACTGTGTCTTACAACGGGGGCAGATCACCTGCTGTGCCTTCCCACGCGCCGAAACGGTGATGGGAGGATTGTCATTCGGTTTGTCCCGCTGGCAGGAGGGACAGTACGCCACCCAGTGATGTCCGGGCTTGATGTTCTTCGGGTTCTTCGCAGTTGCCATGATGTCTCCTTAAAGCGGTGGGTGCTTTCATCCGTTAGGAAGTGGCGAGAGTCAGCCTCAGCACCCATAATCTTCACACCCCTCTAGGGCCTTATCGCCCTAGAAGCTATTCCCCAAACAGCGAGGTCGGTTCCCGTCATTAGCGGGGCCTAGAGGGGGCAAACCTTACCAGAGGCACTTTGAGCCACAACTAAGGCCACGAAACATCCACAGTCCAAGTGACGGCACCAAAGGCTTGGTTCGGTTTGGGGACTCAAACCTTTTTGTGGGCCACATGCCAGTCGGGGCAGTAGCGACAAGCATACGCTACCATCTCCTCTTCTGGATGCAGCTTCTTGAGTGCTCGAATGTGGGCCTCAGCCGCTCCCTTGCTTCGGTGAGGATGCTTCCGAGCGCAAGAATGCTTCATATCGCGGTAGAGCAGCAGTCGGCCTACACTCATTACAGGCCCCGCTTCTTCAGCGCATCCTTCTTCTTACGCTTAAGAGCGCGATATGCTTCCTTCTCCTGCTGCGGGGTGTCGAACTGCTTCCCCGTTCTCTTGCGATCACGCTTGGCAGCGGCTTTGGTGCCGTACCGACGACGAGCAGCTTTCCCTGTTGCGGTTGCCATGTTGTCTCCTCCAAACTTGGGGTGTACGGCAGGGGTCGAACCTGCATGATCGAGTGCCACAGACTCGCGCCTTACCGGTCGGCCACGCACACTTAAAGGGTGATCTTGATCTCCGTACCCTTCGTAACTCTCTCGAATCCATGTGTGGACATGAATCCATTCTCGCCGCAACCCCGAATCGTCCCCTCTTTAAGGTTGAAAGTCACAAAAGACGTAGGGCCAGTCCGAACAATAATGGTCTCGGAGTCGTCGATGTCGGAGTGGGAGCGTACTGCTTCTCCCACTCGCAAGTCCTTCAGATGAGCCACCGGAACAGGACCGGTACTACATGTGATCTGCATGATACTCCTTTTACGAAGGATCATCGTCATTGTCCCTGTACGACGGATTGAGGAGCTTCACGATCAACGGTGTCCCGTTCTCCGTGAACTTCAGTTCCTCGTGCCGAAGTACAACGCCCTTACGGATATGCAGCGCCTTGCCGCTCACCGTCTCGTCTCCGCTACGCAGCGGAAGAATCGTGTTGAGATCATACTTGCCCTGATAAATCAGCGGCACCCAGTTCGGGAAATAGGTATGATACCCTGCATCAGTACCGTTCATGATAACGCGAAAGGTCAGCACGGTCACATGATCCTTACCGTAACTGTATCCCTTCTGGAACGGAATGACTTCACCGAACACTTGGAACTCCGTGTCCGAATCCTTGGGCCAGTTGCTCAAGTATCCAATGATGCCGGAGTTGTACGCTGCCTGCCAATACATATTACGAGCAGGCTTGATGCCCTTGGCCTTGCGGATCAGCCAGTGAATGAGGTTGCGAACCCGTGTGGTGAACTTACGGCCATACCACCACGGATCGGCCAGAATCTCCTCAATCACAAAGCCGCGCTCCGATGCGCCCTTGGACGAAACTGTGATAACGTCGTTGCGGTCACGAGCAATGCAAATCTGCGAGCCATGAATCTTCTCCGTCACCGTAACGATGTCGTCCGGCTTGAAGTAGGACTCGAAGATGCGGAACTGCTCCACATCGTGCGTATAGAATGTCTTGAACGAAGACACAGACTCACGCGGCACCCAACCAGTCGCCGCACCACGTCCACGTCCGTCGCGCTGGACTGCAAGCTCGGGGAAATACTCCGTAATCCCCAGCAGCCCCGAAATGTCCTCACCCAACTGCCATTCCCAAGCATCATGCTCGTTGAACAGGCTGTCGAGCTTGTCTCCCACCCAGTCAGAGGGCAACACAACGCCCTCGCTGAGTTCACCGCGTAGCCGAATGCTGCGTACACGGTTCGCTTCGGGTCCACCCAGATAAGATGCTCCGTTCGGACCCACATAGAGCTTGGCTAAGTCTGGCGGAAGAATGCTCCTCTTCGGCGCAAAGACGATAATCTCTCCACTCTTGTACTCGTTACGACCCACCACAACCTGATAGTCTCCGAGTTTTCCAAGAGCCAGCCGATCAGCGTTAGGGTGCGGGAATAGCTCAATCGCACTCGCAAATACCTTCCAATTACTCATGATTGAATAGCTCCAACGGAAGTTCTCCCGCCGTATTCAAGTGATTCACGACTTACTCTTTTACTAATTTGAAATTGCCCCACTCTGGAGTGTCGTTGTGAGTTGTGAGTGTCTTTTGTGATGCCCCAGTGGTGCGGTCGCGCTGATCGATGATGATGAAGAACCTATCGCTTTGCCAGATGTATTCCCACCATCCAGAAACAGTGCGTTTACCGTTAGTCCACCGGGCTTTGTGCATTCGGTCTGTTCGCGGTCTAAACATCATCTCACCAAGCCCCAACGAGTTGCACCCTCAGAAGGAGAATAGCAGATCATCCATTGTTCCTTCCGACGCGGCTTACCCACTCGACGCCCGGCAAGTACATCTTCAATCTGCCACTCAACCTTAGATCTGTTATTGAAACATGCTTACCCTGTAGTCTCCGCAGCCCACTTCGCAGACTTCGCAGCATACTTCGCAGCAGCCTCCGCAGCAGACTCCGCATACTCCGCAGCAGCCTTCGCAGCAGCCTCCGCAGCATACTCCGCATACTCCGCAGCACGCTTCGCACGCTCCGCAGTCTCCGCAGCCTCCGTAGTCTCCGCAGCCCACTTCGCAGACTTCGCAGCATACTTCGCAGCAGCCTCCGCATACTTCGCAGCATACTCCGCATACTCCGCAGCACGCTTCGCACGCTCCGCAGTCTCCGCAGCCTCCGTAGCCTCCGCAGCCCACTTCGCAGACTTCGCAGCATACTTCGCAGCATACTCCGCATACTCCGCAGCACGCTTCGCACGCTCCGCAGTCTCCGCAGCCTTCACACGCTCCGTAGTAGATTCTGCCATAATGTGCCTCCTTCAGCTACAAACTTAACGTGTGGAGCAGGCTGGTTTGCCTGCATCTTCATTCTCCCCAGCAGCCCTATCCTTATCAGATAAGGGCAACAGGATACGACCAGTCCCGCCGCAGCGAGAGCAGGTATAGACGTGACACTTCTCACGCAGATCAGCGTTCACATACCGACGCAGCAGCTTGCCCTTGCCAGAGCAAGCCAAACAAACTGTTAAGGGCATGGTGCGCCTCCGACGAGGGGTTATAAGCCTGGTGGAGCGGCTTGGTGGAGACAGACCAGCGGCTCAGTAGCGTGAAAGGAGGTCACAAAGCGCTACTCCCATACACCAGGCTTATAACCCCTCCCACCCATTCTTCAAGTAGGTTTTACACACAAAAAAGGGACCAGGCGTGAACCTGATCCCTAGGTGGTGCAATCGTCAAGCTAGTTAAAAAAACAATTTTACGAGGATGTAAATCAGGAGCCCCACGGTTATCTCGATTCCCAAACCGTTTATGCATCCTATCAGCGGGTGATTCTCATATTTGACAGGAGTCATATGTGTACCTCCCGCACCATAGGATGAAAACGACCGTCTTCGATGTAAGACAGACGGGTTATTGTACCGGGCTTGGCGGCACGATGTAGCTTGCCGATTGCACCCTCGATGCTATCCTTCGTGGCCATCAGACTGTACTTCTTGCCCGGCTCACGGCGTTCGATAGCAAACGTGGCAGCACGGGGGTACGACACCACCCGACTACCGAGAACTGCTTGGAATTGCATGAGTGTCTCCTCTCACCGGTTCCGTTTGATGTAGTCAGCAACGGCTTGTTGCATGTCGTTGCGTGCTTGCTCTTCCATCCGCTGCTTGCGTGCTTCACGCATACGCAGGTAGATGTAAAGCAGTGTGAATGCAATGAGGCCCATCCACACGTCGTCCATAGCTAGGCGGCTTTCTTGCTCTTGTCCGCCCACTGAACGTGGTGGTGAATCTCACCCTTGGTGGCAGGCTCGGAAGCCAGCGAGCCAAGGCGGAAACGAACCATGCAACCGTTGGATGCGTCACGCTTGCTAATGGGAAGCAGCGTGAGTTGTCCGGCATCGGCTGCCCGTACAACTGACTGTGCAAATGCTGTCATGTCCATGTTGTCTCCTCTCCCTCTGCGTCCACCGACGGGCTTGGGACCGTCTCGCCGCATTGCGTAGGGGATTGCTCCCCTACTTTGGTTAACCGAGGAAGTGTCCTCCCTCATGCTCTTCGTTGTGGTCACCCGTATCCACGCTGGTACTCGTGGACATGAAACGCCGCCCGTTCTCATGCAGCATGTCACGTACAACCGCTTCAGCAATGTTCACGCTATCAGCGATAACGTACTCGGTTAAAGGTGCGCCATCTCCGTTCACAACCACCTTGTACCTCACTTTCAACTCCCCGCTCACTTTGAATACTTGAGCTGTGACCGTTGATACGGGGTGAGACCGTCATCGGGTACGGCTTGTCTTGGGAACTTCTGTCCAGCCCGTCTCTTGGCTTTCTCTCGTTCCTGTAGCTCCTGAGCAACCATGTTCAGCCGGGTGACTACCCGTCTTTGCAAGTCCTCAATCTGCCGATTGTACGATGCGACCATGATCCAAGGGACAGTCTCTGTAAGCACGCCCCCATTGAGTGCTTGTTCGGCGATGGAGAGCAACTCCAAGAGTGAATCGTGTCTCTCCCGACTCATTCCCGGTGCTCCCTTGAGATCAGCCTCAACATCGGCCAATATCTGCGGGAGTGCTCGACCATCACGGGCCATATCGTTGTACGACGTAAGCGCGTTCTCCAATGCCTCACGTTCGCTATCGCCAGTACCGTGTATCGTTAGCAGGTAGAACTTGCCATCCTGCTCCTGTATAAGAGCGCCCGGAAACTGACGCCTTATCAGGGAGAGCAGGTTCGACTGCGGGAGACCCGGTATGAGATGATTAGCTGGTAAGCTGGGTTCACTCATAACTACGACTCCCTTCTCCCTATACACGGGTATGCGTAGCGTGCATGTACACGGGCACACGCGCCTGTGTGCGTATACGCATCATGCACGCATGTACAGCACACGCACACGATACGCGCATACACATACGGGATGCACACGCACACATACGGGCGATTTTCGCCAGTGTGAGCGCACACGCATACCGGATTGTTTCGTGTGTTTCGCTCATGGTTCCCCCCATTCCGCCGGTAAAAGTCCGTATTCGCCCCGTAGAGCGATTTGCAGCCCGTTCAAGCCACTACCCTAGCTTGAACCTGCCAACTATCGCACCTTGAGCCGCTACAGGCCCGTTAAACGGCATTGCACAGAACGGCCAGACTGCCAATTTTGCCGCTCTGCTCTTGCCGCAACTTTGCCCCAAACGCAGAAAAGGCCCACCCCGTGGGGTGAGCCTAGTCTGTTACCGCGTGTGTGTTACTTGCGAGCTTGCTGTGCCTTCCATTCGCTGTAGGACAGCGCGGCCAGCTTCCGTTCCGTGGCCTTCGCTTCCACCTTGGATTGCTTGGGGATGGAGGCGTTGCCGTTCAGGAACCATTCCCGCGTGGTAGCGGTAGAACCGTCCGGGTCCGTGAATGTCAGAGCCGCAAGCGGAACGCTGAAAGCAACCTGCAAACCGTTGCCCTTGCCGTTCGGCGTGACGAACGCGCCGATGCTGTGAAGTACTTCCGGAGTGAACAGGGCCGCAACCTGTTTTCCAAGGTTCGCCTGTGCCTTGCGCTGCTCGTCCGTATAGCCCACGCGTTCGCCGTCAGCTTTAAGCTGGGGCCGGTCGATAAACTGGAGTTCGTGCATGGTATCCTCGTTTCTACCCATTAGGGTTACTGGCCAGTCTCGATGAGATACTGGCAGTAGTCAAAGAGCGTTTCAAGGTAACGCTCTGTCTCCGAGCTAATTGCAGTATGACTCTGCGATAAGCTCACTAATGCGCCAAACATGCCCTTGAGCATTCTTACATCATGCGACTCTGTTGAGACATAGACTCGCATGTAAGCTAACTTGTCGGCGTCCAACGTGTCTCCTCTAGCAACTTTCCCGGCGTCCTATGCCTGTTACAGCTTTCCGTGTGTTCTGGAAGGGTGCGCCGCTTGGGGTTGCTTGCCGGTCGAGCCGATCGGCGACTTGCAAAACCCCGAAAAAATCCGGTGACCGGCGCTAAGTGGCAATTTTTTCAACGACTTACGACGAATCGGGGCGAAAATTCGGCGAAAATTTTCTTGCGAATGGCACACGCGCAGTAGCTCCACCACGTGTCAGAGTGTCAAGTAAACTTTACATACACTCTAAAAAACACTGTCTGTAGCCTATTGATTCTAAAGGTATTTACGGTGAATGCTACATTCACGCTACAGCCAACACGCGCGATATAACGCACACACACTAGCACGCTAAAAAACGCGCTATGTTATACATTCCGCGCGGTTTACGCGCACATCCCACGCGCACATCCCACGCCCGCCCGCGCGATTAAAGGCTTCCGCACGCGGGTTCAGAGTCTAACTAGGGTCCCATCTGCCAATACTGATTTTTCAAATTTAGGTTTTATTACTGTTCTATCTTATTGATTACAAAGAACATAGAGGGCAGAAGGGGGTCGGCTTTTTGACCCCCTGAAAGCCCTGTAACTGGTTTCAAATCTTTAATATGCGATTCTGCGTATAGAATTTTTAATTTTTAGAATTCTCTGGGAGGGGTTTATAGCCTGGTGTGGGTCATCTAGCCAGTTTATTTTAGTTTTTTACATTTCGGGTGGGTAAAAACCGAACTTCAGGCGTCTAATAGAGTGGAAATACAGAAAGCGGTGGTATGGCAGCGGTCAGGTATTATGATTTGAACAGTCTTCCTCCTATTTGGGGCCGAGAAGAGAAACAAGAATGGGTCATCGAAGGTTTTATACCTAAGAATGCCATTACAGTTCTTACGGGAGCTACTGGAAGCGGGAAATCCAGTGTCATGTTGGCGGCGGCAGCAGCGGTAGCCGCTGGAGAACCCTTCTTAGGACACACTACAGCGCAAACCAAGGTTTTATTTGTTGATCGAGAGAACCCATTATATGTATATTTAGAGCGATTTGCTCGTTTTGAGATTGAACCGACCGACCAAATTAACTTCTGGGGCACTTGGGACGTTGAACTAGAGCCTCAAGGACCTGATTATACTGGGATTATAAAGTATGTTGAGGAGCATCATCCTCTCATTGTCTTCGATTCGCTGGTTGCTTTCCATCCTGAGAGCGAGCAGGACGCCTCAGAGACGCGTCGGTATATGCAGTTATTTCGTAACTTGGCGTCTAAAGGGGCTTCTGTAGTAGTTATTCATCATACAGGAAAGAGTACCGAGGGCCAGAGCAAATTCTATCGGGGATCGAGCGATATTCCAGCCAATGCGGATGCGGGTTGGCTTTTGGAGCAAGAAGCGGGGGCTGGTGGAAAACGGCTTCAGAAGATGCTTTTAACCTGCTATAAATCCCGAGAGGGTGTTTTAGGCAAGTTGTACTTTGGCCTTGAAGGTACGAAATTCGTTGCTCATGAATTTTTGACAGACGATAATCCCATCTATAAAATGCTAGACGTATTCCTCGCTGACCACCCGAATAGTAACGTTAGTCAAATAGCCGCTGCTTTTCCCGATACAACTAGAGATAAACTGGATAAGGCTCTCGGCCTTGGACATTCAAAAGGCCGGTACTCCCGAGTTCGAGGACTCAACAATGCCCTAATTTACTCCCTGAGCAATACCCCAGTAGCTCAGTGAATCGGTTTTTGAGACTCTTCAGAAACCGTCGGTTTAGACCGTTTAGAATCTAGGGTTTGGGTTTTTAAGCTCTAGGCAGTATGAATACCTGAAAAGTACTATTATTTGGTTTTTGAGTATATCCTACGTGTAGGCGTTCAAAAACCGAAACCGAATCTTGGGGCGGGTTTTTATCTACCGCCCCTTGGAGAATATGATGAAGACTATTGACGACCGGCGTTTGCTTCGAGCTGTAGTTCTGGAGCACTTAGGTGGAAAATGTGTTGTTTGCGGCTGGAATGACTATCGTGCGTTACAAATAGACCACATTCTAGGCGATGGCAGTCAAGAAAGGGCAACTCCGGGGTATGACCGATTCCGATTCCTGGTTGGACTGTTAGATGATCCGCAGCTTGCTGACAAGTATCAACTCCTTTGTGCCAATCACAACTGGATAAAAAAGGTTGAAAACAACGAAATCAGGAAGCCAAGACCTCGTACCGGAGAAAAACGGCTGGATCAGATACTTACTTATGTATCTAAACACCCAAAATGTATACAACAGGACATCGGTAAGTCCTTAAAAATTCCATCTGGTGCGCTAGTTGCCTGTATGAGGGAACTGACTTCTAGGAGCCTGGTTACTTTCGAAATTGGACCCAGGAACTCCCACTTTTATACGGTTCGAACAGTACCAAAAATAAATTCCTAGAAAATGGGTAAAACAAGGTCCCTCAAGCGTCTAATATAGTGAAGGTGCAAGAGATGGCGAACAACACGATTCAAAGACAGGACTGGTACGAAAAGGCGGCAGCCGCAATCGTGCGCTCCGAGAAGACGTTGTTCCAGTTTTCGAACGAGAACAACCTGGGTCTGACCTCCACCGAGTGCCAGAACGTAGCTCGCACCAAAGAATTTCAAAGTGTCTTGCGTAGTGAACGCAACAAGTTCTATAAAGAACTATCGACAGACCCTTCTAGGAGCCGCTCTACTGCTATTGGGCAGTTGCTATTTGCGGTGCAGAAGCTCCTTGAAGGTGAGCAGTATGACAAAGCAGTGACTGCTTTGGTCGCCCTAGCTAAGCTAGAGGGTTGGACTTCGGATCAAGCTCAGTTGAACATCTTCAACGATCTGAACGCAAAAGACATCGAGGGGCTTAAGCAAAAGCTCAAAGACAAGATGAAGGTACAATAATGGGAACAGTCAAAGGCGACTTCTACGAGCGTCTTAAAGAGATTCAAGATCAGATGAACAAGCTCCCGGCCCCCGCTCACGAGCGTCATTGTCCATACTGTGAACCCTGGCGCTGCCCGCACTGCGGTCGGCCCTTCACATATCCGCAACCCGGAGTATGGATGTAAATGGCAAATGTCGATGAGGTTCTTGAGAAACTGGAAGGGTTTTCTACTGAGGATGCTCTTGTCGTCCTGGAAGCGATTAGCGCCGACCGCAGAGACCGCCATTTTAGTAGATACTGGAGTTGTGATCCGAACCCGGAATATCAGACTTTCTTTAACGGGATTGAAGAAGAGTTCTCGAAGTTTACCTCCGACATCAAAATCTACGCCATGCTCGGCGGCAACCGATCCAGCAAGACAGAACGCGGAGCTTTTCTTGCCGTAGCGTGGCTGATGGGTAAAGACTACTTTCTGAACGAACCTGCTTGGAGATACGTTAAAGACTTACCCATTCCAGAGCACGGAGTAAATGTCTGGGCCGTCGGCCTGGACTTTTCAGTTATTCAAGATGTGATCTGGCGCGAGAAACTGCGCTCCGGACATAAACATCCAGGACTGTTACCGAGGACGCCCTGTCCTCTAATAACAAGGATCAGCGACTCTTCTTTCCAAGTTGAAGTTGATGTAGAGGGCCGTAAGTCTATCCTTACTTGCAAGTCCGCCGACTCGGGACGAGAAAAGTTCCAGTCCGCTTCGGTAGACCTGGCTTGGATTGATGAAGAGATTGACGCTGAAGTCTTCGACGAGATTTATCAAAGAACATCCGACTGCGCGGGTAAGATTCTTCTTACCATGACACCACTTAATGATATTGGTAGCGCCGCGAAGACTCCCTGGGTCTATGATCTATATAAAAGTTGGAAAGCCGGACAGAAGGATGTTTATTTCTCCAGTCTAAACACTCTGGAGAATCCCTTCATTCCCGACGATGAGAAGGAAAAGCTCAAGATCAAGTGGGCTGGTCATCCGGAAGAGCGTGCCCGCCTATACGGTGAATTTATCCAGCGTGCCGGACTTGTGTATCCCCAGTTCAACTGGGAAAAGCACGCGATTAAGCCCTTCCATATTCCTTCAGACTGGAAGCGTATCGGTTCAATTGATCCTGCGGCAACAGGACCGAACGCTTGTTTGTGGATGGCCGTACGGCCTAGTGGGGATATTATTGTTTATAGAGAGTATCTAGAAGCTAACAAGATCGTAAGTGAACACGCTAAAGATATTCTCGTTCGTAATGGCGGTGACAAGATCGACATCTTTCTAATTGATCCCTTTTGGGGTTCGGCCCGACAGGCAGAAAACCACAAACAGGGTTTCCAATTATGGAAAGAAGCAGGAATCCCGGTCAGGCTAGCACCGCGAACCGATGATTTCGGACGCGATGTCTTAGCCGAGTATCTAAGTGCTTCTTTAGACTCGACTAGTAGACACCCTAAAATCTTCTTCTTTAATACTTTAATAGAGACTAAGGCGGAACTCGAAACCTATGTGTGGGATTATGTGGCGCGAGGCCCTATGAAAGGGCTAAACAAAGGCAAGCCTATGAAGAAAAATGACCACTTAGTCAACGCACTTCAGTATGCCGTGAGTTTGAAGCCCCGTGCAAAGGTCGGACATTCCCAACCACCAAGTCCCAGCACGAACTCTTACACCTAGTTTAACCCGCGAGGGGCGGGCAGCCACCAGGCTATAAACCCCTCCCATATGACAGCCGTGGACTACAGGCTGACAAGTTGCGCTTAACGCAGCTTGACATGAGGAAAACACATGGCACTTACGATTACTAATCCGACGTTCCTAACCCAAGGACCCACCAAGACCGGACAAGTGCTTGCTCCGAATGAGCAGAGTAACCTGGAGGGGGCATTCACAGGGACTTGTACTGTTACCCTGGATGGTACTCTGACTACAGGCACGATCAACTGGATTGACGGCACACAGACTATTTTTGCAAATGGTGACGCTGCCGGTACTGTGACGGCTCCTCGTTTTGTTGAAGCTACCATTGTTGGTGGCACACAACATCAGACTGCCGGAACAGCCCTTGCTATTGCGGCAAGTTCTCCGACTACAACCGGTTTTACTTTCTATCTAAGCGCCGCAGGTACTGCATCTAAAACAATCGTTGTCTTGTTCAACGCCTACAAGTAAGAAGGAGGATTTATGAGTCTATTCCGTAAGGAACAGGTCGCCGATCCCAACCTTCAGTTCAGCGATGCCTCTCTGCTTTCTGCTTCGGCTACTGCCGGGGCTACTCAAGCGGTTCCGGCCACCGTCAAGGGGTATATCATCATCCTTGTGAACGGCGTCCAGATGAAGGTTCCGTACTTTAGCGTCTAAGAGGTTCAATGATTGGTCGTATTCTTCTCGCAGTTGCGCTGATCTTTATGGCGGCGTTTGATGCCGAGCATACAAAGCGCAAGTTGGCGGAGTACGGCACGGAAATTGAGCTTAACCCCTTTATCCGTTTCCTGTGTAAACGGATCGGAATCGACTGGGGGGTGGACCTTGGTGTTCGCCTCCCGGCCTATTTCTGGGTAATCCTCGGGTGGTACTACTCGATGGTGCTCTCCTTCATTGTGGGCACTAAGGTTACACTCTTTTTAATCCAGCAACGGGAGAGGCTGTATCGTGATTAAAGACATTCACAGAGAAGATTTTCAGAATCCGGATGCCCCTGTTGCTCCTCTTGGCGGGCAGCCAGAGTCTTTTGAAGTAAGGCGGCTTGATGCCGCAACGAACGACATTGTGGGTCCCGTGATTGTGGGTGGACGCGCAATGGCCGACTGTTTTCGCTACTATGATTCAGTACAGGCTGGCGTGTGCGATCCGAACGCCTATGGTAACCCTCCGGCAGCCAATGATGGCGATGCCGATGACATGCACATCCCCACGAGGCCCTGGTAATGGCGCTTAGCGAACACGATAAGAATGACGTTCTCTCCGAGATTTTCAACTCCGAGAAGATCAACGTTAAGTGCGGCAGGCATCTGTACTTTGGCCCGGTGAAGGGCAACGCGCAAGTTCAACCCGAGATTGGCTGCGCGGACTGCTGGAAGGTATTCTTCACTCACGAACTTGCCACCACTCCCCCCGATGAACGGGGTAAGAAGCTGGAAGAGCTTGAGTTCGTTGTGAGAAACGCGAACCAGCTATTTGAGAGCGGTAAGTGGGACATCTCCATCAACCCACACGCCCAAATTACTATCGAAAAGGATGCCGAATGAAAACGCGGTACGAGCTAACCAAGATGCACAAAGTCTGGTATGCGAAGAATCGTTACCGGATGCGCCAGAAGAGACTCGAAAAGAAGCTGGAGGCTTTCAGGGTACTCGGCGATAAGTGTATGGTTTGCGGAGAGACTGACCACCGGTGCCTTCAAATAGATCATGTGCTAGGAGATGGATATCTGGATCGTAGACTTAATGGTCGTAGTACCCGATCCGGGTATGGCTTGTACAAAGCAATCGTCGCTCATGAAGTCGATTTGTCAAGGTATCAACTACTTTGTGCCAACGATAATTGGCGCAAAATATGGGATAACGAGGAATTAAAGAGGATCTAAGATGGCAGTATTTAAGTTCTACCCCGTTGCGCCGACTGGAACAGGTACGAGCGCCAACGTAATCTACGCCGGAACGCTTGCCGCCGCTGGTACTCAGACTATCACAGTGGGCAAGAACAACCTGTTCCGGATTGTCGCATCCCAGCCGATCACTATTCGATTTGGCGTTGCGGGCACAATCACTGCCGCTGGCGCTGGCGACATCTACATTCCGGGTAACATGCCGGAAATCTTTGACATGGGCAACCAGAACGACACGATCAACGTGTACTCATTCAACGCAAGCACGATTGTGACAGTCAATCAGGTCGTGAAGAACTAATAAAGGAACTGATCTATGGATTTGGTCGGCACTTCCGCGCTATCAGGAAGCCGTCTCCAGCGAGTACGTGGCAGCCTGCGTCGGATGACCGACTACAGACGCCAGTTCGATCAACGCCGGGCGATCTTCTACCGTCAGTACGTTGGTCAGCGCGATGCGCAAAAGTTTCCGGATAACGTAACAAACCGCGCTAATACCTTTGTTCCGTATCCTTTGTCTAACGTCGAGACCATCGTATCCCGTGTGGACGATGCGTTCTTTAGCTTCGCGCCGTGGTTTGAAGTGGACGGCGTGACTTCCGTGGACGATCATGCTTCGGAAGCGATGCAGTTGATCCTGGACAAGAAACTCTCTCAGGCCAAGTTCAAGGCCAACTTCGAGGAGTTCGTCAGGACTTGCGCTATTTACGGCTTCGCCGGTCTCAAAGTTGATTGGGACTGGTCCTACAAAACACTCACAAAGCCCGTACCTACATTCGCTATGCAGAACGGGCAACCGATTCCTGATCCGAATACAGGCCAGCCTATCGTCGTTGGCTATCACCCGCAGACTTTCCAAGTCCCGGCGTGTTGCCCGAAGATTACGGCTATCGACATTTACGATCTTCTGGTGGACCCCGATGGGGGTATCACCGCCTGTCTGACAGAACGAACGCTCGGCGAGATAAAGCAATACTGTGAAGCCTACAAGCAAGCCACAGGAAGCGACTATTTCTACCCGGAGTCTCTAGCACAACTAGAAGCACTCATCGTTGAGGCAGAGCCTGAGCAACCAGACAGCGTTCTGGTCCGCTACGCTGAGATGTGGGACAGCAACGATAATAGCTGCACCATCGTCACATTCGGCGAAGACAAAGATGCGATTGCCTGGAAGGACCTCCGAGCCAGTTACAGGGCGACAGCCTACAGCCCGTACAAGCGGAAGCTGTATGACGGCCCTCCGATCATGCTCTGGACGGGTCCCAACCCATTCGATCACAAGCGGAATCCGATCCTCTTCACAAGTTACATCAAGCTGCCCAACGAAGTTTACGGCGTGGGCGCTATCGAAGTCATCACTGACCTAACGGAGTCGATGAACAAGTTCGTCAATATGGTGACGGACAACTGGAACATGGCAATCAATCGTCGGTACGCCTACGACTCGAACGCCGACATCGACCACGAGCAGTTGAATCAGGCAAACGTTCCCGGTGGGAAGGTAGCAGTCAACGGTAATCCTTCAGAGGTAATCTTCCCGTTGCCCTTCTTCACACCAACTCAGGGCGACTATGCGATCCTTGAATTGTACAAGGGCATGATCGAAATGGGTTCCGGTATCAGCGACTTCTATGGCAAGTCCGTAGGATCGCCCACCGGTAATCGTACAGCCACTGGCATTAACTCCGTTATTAACGAGAGCAACTACCGGTTCAAACTGTTCATCCGCAATCTCGAACTGGATATTCTTCAGCCGATGCTGGCAATGTGTACTAGTATGCTTCAGCAGTACATGTCCGACAAGGAAGAACTCCTAATCACTAAGTCGCAGCAAGGACCTCAGATTCCTAAATGGATGGTTATTGATCCTGAAGCTATCATTGGTAATTATGAGTTTAATCTGACAGCAGCTAACTATGCTACTAATAAACAAGTTAGGCAGAGAAATCTAATGACTTTTGCTCAAGTGGCCCAGCAGACTCCTTATTGGAGAGCAGGTGAGGGACTTAGAGAAATTGCAAAAGTCCTTGAGATAAGAAACGCTGATGATCTGATTAAGTCCGAACAGGAAGTTCAAATGGAGCAGGCAGCAGCACAGCAACAGCAAATGCAAGTTGCGTTCACTGAAAAGGTACTTGACACCGAAGCGGCGATTACCGTTGCCGAGGCGGGTGCTAAGATCAAAGCGGAAGCTGCAAAGGGGGCTACTTTCAAAAGCCCTCCGAAATCAAACCCTAACAAGCCTGCCTTGAATAGGCCACAGGGCAGGCCACAGCAGCACGAGGTTGCCTTAAAGGGTATCAGCAGTACAGAGTCTGATACCCGAACCTTTGCTCAATCTAATGGGGGCAATGCCCTAGGAAGGGTTCCAGTTGGCATTTAATTGGTTACGCAAAATTACCAGGCCACAAACCCCTCCCCCGTGGCAAGTTGTAGAACTTGAAAAGCCAATCCCGGTGCAGCGTGAAGATGACGCTGCGGCTATTGCCTCCTTAAAGGGGCATCCGGGAATTGACGCACTCCTAAACAGACTTCGCTTGCAGCAAGCCGTTCTGGAGACGAAACTTAGAACGACTCGTTATAAGGAGTTGGCTGATGTATATTTGGATCAGTCTGGTTTGTTTGGGCTTAGGGTTGCTCAACTTGAGATCGCTGCCGCAACACAGAATCTCGACGAAAAGCATAAGCCCCGTAAAGCTACCTTCAACGAAATAGAACAGTTCGAAAAAATCAGAGCATCCATCGAATCGGTGAGACCCACTGAATGATGGAGCCTAAAGTATTCCTACAAGGAAAAGCATGACAGTACAGAATACCAGCCAGAGCACCGTGTTTGATTTTAGCGATGCGCCTGGTGGCGATTTGAATCTGGACGACATTTTCGGGGAGAATGCTCCAGCGCCGACAACGACGGAAATCAACCCCAATCCGCAACCGACTATCACGGAGACAACTCCGCCCTCTACTGAACCAGTCATCAAGACGAAGACCGGGACAGTGTACAAGTCGATTGACGACGCCGTTCAGGGCATTGAGCACAAAGATGCGCTCATCGCCCAGCTTCGGGAACAAGTAAAGCAGCAGACGGGGGCAGACCCGCTCGCTGCACGGAAACCTGCATCGACACCCCAGCCTGACGGTCCAAAGAGCTACATCGAGGACCAGGAAAAATACTTCGAGGACATCGCTGACGCGGTAGCTAAGAAGGACACCAAGGCTTATATGAATGCACAGCAGAAGCTGATCTGGGATAGTCTAGGACCATTGGCTCCAACTATTACGGCTTTGTCTAAAGCTAATGCAGAGCGTGTCGTTGTGCAAGAGATTCCAGACTTTAGGGGCTTCCTTGGGTCAGAGCAGTTCAATCAGCTTGACCAATACAGCCCTCTTCTGGCAGACGCTATCCGCACGGCGGAGATGAATCCGCAAGCGGCCAGCCAGCTACCAGAGCTTTATAAGGTCGCGTATCTTGCAACTCAGGGCCGTCGAGTCCCGGAACTACTTCAATCCGCGCGGGCAGAAACTGCTCCCCCGGTTCAACCTCGACCTACGGTTCATTCCACTCAGATTACTCCACCGCCAACTACAGGGGTACAGCAAGTACAACCGAGTTTGGATACTAAAGAAGGCCGACAGGCCCTTATTAAGCAAATGGAAGCAAATGACATTGGAAACCGTAGATGGTAACATCTAAGGTAAATCATGCTTAAGAATTTTTTGAATTTCGCGTTCGGCCTTCTGGGTATGGGCGCTGACGTTGTAACTGTTACGACTGGTACTGCTGGCAACTCTGGCAACGTGGCAGCCGATCTACAGACTTACTTCAGTGCGAAGCTACTGGAAGTCGCCGAGCTTAATACAATCCTGGATAACTAATTGGTCCAGATCGAATTGTCTGAATAATGCAATTTGGCGAGAAGGCCCCTGTGCCTAGCAACTCGTCTAAGACGATTCAGTTCGTTTAACAACATGGACGAACTTAAATTTCGCGGTATGCGAGAACCTCCTAAAACCTTTTGTCCTAATAGCGGCAAAATCAAAAGGATATTACAATGGACGATTCGCAGGCAACCTGCAAGTGGGCCTATTTAGCGGGCCTGATATTGGGAGATGGTTTTATCTCCATGATCCCTTATAGTAATCACAAGAAAAGTTCTTCTGGATTTACAGCCATTAGACCTCTTGTTTGTTTTACTAATGAGGATGCAACTATTATCAAATCAGTTACTGACTGGTATGACGAGAATGGCATAAAGTATTATTTGGAAACTAGAAATAATCAAGGATTGAGCAAGCGCCCTATCATGAATATTTCAGTTCTTCGTTTCGACTCTGTGACAACTATTCTAACAAACATGATTCCGTGGCTTGTTGGAGATAAGAAAGCCAGAGCAGAACTTCTTCTTCGGTATGTAGCGAAAGAACGAAGAGGTCGGAGAGAGTTCGATCCAGATGATGCAGAGATTATCAAAGCTTTTCTAGCGGTATCGCCTAATGCTAGAAAAGGAAAGCCCACACGACTTGCAGAAGTCCTCAGAGACTATGAGCGAAACTCGGGAGACCGAGATGATATAGCCCGATCTGCTTAGAGATATGCAGAGTCTAGCAGAAATGCCTAGACCTCTCGTAAGAGAGTAACAACAATGCGTGAAGAGAAATTTTCAACTTCCGCAACTCCTACTCAGTTGACCGAGGGTTTGCCCCCCGATGCAGTCGGGCTAACTTTGAATCAATTCGACGCAATAATGGAGCAATACGGATTTTTAACGCGTATTTCGGACTTGGCGGAATTGACCGCGAAGCACCCTGTTGTTCAACGTACCATGCACCTGCTTTCCTTGCAGGCCGCAGAAACGTACGATCAACTTATCTTCAATGTTTTGAACGCCGGAACACAGACGTTCTTCCCCAACAGCCGCGCCGGTATTAGCAGCGTACTCCCAACCGATCTTCCCAACTACAACGATCTGACATCCATCGAAGCTACGCTTCAGACTCTGGGTGCTCGTGGTCTTGAGGGTGGGGATTACGTGGCTGTCATGGCCCCCAACGCATACAACGCGCTCCTACGCGATCCTGACTGGAAGGCGTCTCACGCCCTAAGTTCTCCGGACAAGATTTGGCGTGGCGAGGTCGATGCGCTGGCTGGTATCCGTGTGGTCCGGTCGAACGCTCCTGGCTTCCTGCCTTACACCGGCAACGTGACAACTGGCACATCTACCAAGGTGTACTCCAGCTTCGTTATCGGTCGTTACGCATACCAGATCAGCGACCTGCAAAACCTCCGGGTTTATGTGGTTGCTCCTGGTGGTCAGACTGACCCGCTGCAACAGTCCCGCAAGTTGGGTTGGAAGTTCGCTTTCAAGGCGATCATTAAAAAGGTCCTACGCTATTTCAGCTAGGGTCTTGTGGTGACCTTATAGAGGAATCTATATTGAATAACATGGCTATTTCGGAAAACCTCTCTGTATTGAGACAATTCCGAGGAAAGGCCCTCTGGACTGCATTAGCCGTACTCCTTGACGGAGAAGGCTGCATTTCGATCCTAAAGAACAATCGTCCTGCTCCTCTACTCGTTCAATATTCAGTGAATTTGAATTTTACGAATACGAATGGTGAGTGGTTAGAAGCATGGCGACAACGACTGGAAAAAGGAAATCTCTTTACGCTAGAACAGCCTAAAGAGAGGAACTGGAAAGCTCGTTATAACTGGATTGTTGCAGACAAAGCTAGTGTAGTTTACATCCTGAAAAAGATTCAACCGTACTTGATTTGTAAGCGCGAACAAGCGCAAGTCGCAATCGACTTTATCCAAAATAAGGTGGTTCTACCTTTTGGAGAACGCAATCACGTGAGACCTTCCGAGTTGGAGCTAACTCGACGGGAAGAACTTTACAACAGAATGCGGCAGCTTAATAAAAAAGGCCGAAGGGAATCCGTAGAGACTATACGCCAAGACCCCAGAACGGGGTGTGATATAGTCCGTTCTCCTGAGCAACCAGGAGCGCAAGACGCTAACGTT